TAAAGATAGATCTGAACTCTTGGATTCTCTGTTTCAAAAAAGCCATCAATTTATAGTTGTCCTTTTTGATCAGATCTGCTTCTGTGTAATTTTTACCCTCCATGGACTTAAGCATCCTTTGTCTTGCGACTTCGTTCCCTTGAATGGAATACTTACCCCAAAAACCGATACAGAGAGATCGTAGGATATTCTTAAGATCATCAATATCCATCGATTGAGAGCGAAGCATTCTAGAAATACGTCCAAAATGCTGCCTAGCCATATACTCGATAATCCTTTCAACCGAATGTAGATAGCTATCGGGAGGGTTTTCAGCCCCAACCATATAATCCCATCGCAAGTAGCGAAGTTCAAAAGTGTCCTTGCTACTTACTCGGGTAATTGCGGGAGCCTCTGTTGAAAAGGTACAGGTTTCGTTACAAAAAAAATGCCCACATAACGGAAAAAATTCGCGCATAGATCTCCTTGGGATAAGTCCCTTGATTTTAACTTACTATTTTTTAAACAGGCTGTCAACTAGAGAACGTCTTTGGAATCTAGTTTTTTGACATCCTGAACGATCTGTTTGTAAAGATCTGGATTATCTCTAATAGCTAAAGCGCATTCTTTTTTGCCGTTCCATTTATGTTCTTTGTAACGGTAGGTTTTTGTGCCTTCTAGGGTAATTACACCTGTATTTTTTCCTAGAAAAAACACTTCTTCGTGCTGGTTTACGATACCCTTGTTGTAATCAAGTGTAAATACGCCTGATCGCCCTTGAGGGCCGATTGAGGAAGCCTCCATCTTACAATAAACCTTGTGTCCTGTTAGAAGTTTGTTTCCGCGAGCATCTTTCATATCGTCTTCTTCGAAAGATTTCCCCTCGATATCTTGCTTATCGTCAGCCGCTCCCGCCCTTTTTAAAGAGACAAAATACTCGAATGAGTGAAGGGTGTCTCGACTGGCTGCGGCCTTGTCTTTAGGTCCGTAATGGCCAGCGTCAAAATTCGCCCGTACCTGCTCGGTCGCTAAAAGTAGGATCTTATTTCTTTTACAGAATGGGATAAGTTTACCTAAACCCGTTTGAATAGTAAGGGCGCGATCCCCCATCAAGTGGTTCGCTACCGAATCGGCGGCTGCACGTTTAATACCTTGGATCTTGGTTAAAGAATCGATCGCAATAATGCGTAGTGGCATACCTTCAGACACCATTGCTTTGATGTCGTTTTCGACACGATCAAAAATTTCGACTGGATCGTTTGTGTCGTAAATTACTAAGCGATCTTTGTCTATGTTAGGAATCGCGTCGTTTTGAAGAGCCCCTCTGAGTTCTGAGTTGTATAGAATTGCGATTCCTTCTGGATCGTTTTTTTGCATTTCAGCAATCATTGCGTAGATCGATAGCGATTTCCCAGACTTTGCTTCCGAGAAAAATAACACAGAAGCGTTCTTTGGAATTCCGTGAGCCTTGTTTGCGAAAATCCAATTAAAGTAGGGGCTTGGCGTGTATAGACAGTTCTCTGGTGCAAAAGAGTCGTATTCGTAATCTACCGCATCATCATAGCTTTTTAAAGCTTTCATCCATTTGTTACCCATTTTAATTTTCTCCTATTTTAAAGTTACATACAGTTTTGGATCGATACCTGATTTAAGATGGATTTGGATCTGCTTATCCATAAAACTACAGGTACGCTCCACAAATTTAATTTTAGCTCCGACAAGCTCTTCCATCGCTTTCAACGTATTACGATCGTCGAGCAGTTTTGATAATTTAAGATCCTTGGACATAAAAGCACTACGAAGCTCTCCGTTATCTTTTTGTTTTGGGAATTTCGCCAGAAACTCTGGATAATGGTCGATCAGTAACTCGCCTTTTCTTTCATCGATCATTTTTTCAGCTTTTCCTACACGGTGGCCAAGCTCAGCATGAGCGCGTTTAAGCTCACGATAACTATGGTTATAGGTATAGTAAAGATCGGTGTAAGTAACAGGGTTTACGGTCTTAGTTTCTGGGTATCGTTCTTCAGCTTCTTTGGTGTAGGTAAGATCCAATGTGGGGATCAGAACGACTTCGTCCTGAACCCCTTCATTGCTAGACCCTACCTGTTCATTAGGCAGGTCTTGATTTTCCATTAAAGCCCCAATTCTTTAAGTAGGGCTTCTTGATCAACCTTTAAAGGACGGCTAGTCACGGTAGCGGCAGATTCCTTTAACTCTTGAGGAGTGAACATCGCTCCAGCTGGAGTTACTTCATCCTCGTCGCCATCGTCAGATCCCATAGCGGTAAGAGCGGCTGCTACTGGAGCCGTTTCAGCTACAGGGGCGTGAGTCGCCTCACCACCTTGAGTTCTAGCTGGGCGGTACTTAGCGCGTACTGCATCTACTGCTGGAGCGCCCTGAGTAACCATCATTCCGACTTCTTCTGGCGTTGGAGTAACGTACAGGGCACCTAAGTCCCGACCGTTAGCTTGCACCTTAGAAGCAAAGTTTGCATCTAGGATGTGTTCTACGTCGAAAGAAACTTTCTTTCCGTTCTGCATTTCAGTTTTCTGATACAAAGCAACGCTGTGAACCGTACTCATACCAGTACCGCTGCGGGTAAAAGTAATGAAGCGTCCTGTATTTGGAGCTAAGATATCGATACCAGACTCTTTTTTCTCTTTGTCGATCAACGCCTCAAGAAGATCTTTGGTACGACGGCCAACAGCTAGAACGCCGACGTTGCCGTTAAGATCAACCACGTTCATATGGTATTTTTTCTCTAAGTTGTGTTGGAATAAGAAGTTCTTAAGGGTTTTGACTAACTCTTCGTTTTTATCTTCTTCAGCCTTTTTTAACTGAGCTTGAGCGCGTTCGATTCGCTCTTTAGCTGGATCCGCAACTTCGATCATGCGAGTTTTTCCGTCAACGTACTTAACTTTTTCGGGAGATGCGAATACGAACATTTTCCCGTCTGTTCCACGGTAGCCGTAATGAACAGCGTAATATTGATTCCATTTAGCTGGATTGTGGGCTAAAGTACCGTAAGCTGGAAGAATACGGTATGTTTGAGTGCCTTCTTTGATTTTCCAGTAATTCGTTTTAGTACGTTCGCTCGATAGTTTACTTCCGCTTGCAAATGTCATGATTTTTTATTTCCTTTTAGTTTGTTTTTAATTGCTTTAAAAGCATTTGTTATTGATGTTGCGCTTGCAGTCTTGATTACGGTAGTAGCCAATTCCACTTGCTTTGGGTTAGTTTCAGAGTCTCCTACAAAAATTGTAAAACACCCTTTTCCTAAATCCTGTAAATGTTTTTGCATTTCCAGAAGTCTAGAATCCTTACTCCAGATCACTACTGGCATCATATCACCGTCGAACTTTTCGCGGATGCCGTAGTCTACAAGGGCTAACGCCGCCTGTATCGCAAGAATCTCAGATGAGCCTTGCTCGGAGGTTAAAATTGTCGTAATAAGATCGTCAAACTCTTCTTTTGTTTTGATCGCTCGGACGTAATTATTTTTTAGAACCATGGCGTTAAATGCGCTTACTACATCCATTGCTAAAGCTTCGTCCATTAGCTTCTGATTAAGCATCGCAACCAGAGTTGAGTTAAAGTTCTTGCCAATATAGTTTTGTTTATTGATATGGTTTTTGAACTTATCAAAAAAAGTATCCGCATGGAAAGTCGGTAACTTCATGGTCTGAGAGATTTGTGAGGAAGCCGAGTCTGCGTTTTCGCCAGCCACCAGAATGAATAGCCCTTTGCTCGCAATCTCAACGCCATAAGCAAGTTTCAATTCTTTGATGCGATTTTCAGCATTTCTAATGCGCTGTCCATAATCCGCAATCATTTTTGGGTGAGATTTCTCACTGATAGGAATCTCTAGTTTTTTTACTTCTGCCAGAATTTGCTCAATAACTTTCATCAGGTCTCCTTACTTTCATTCTATCATATCATTACGACAAAATCAAGCGTATTTCTTTGATATATGTTCTTAGTTTTTCCACGTCCCTTGTCATGTATAGCAGGATCAAAGACCCCTTCTTGATACCGTCTGGATAGGTTATTTTTCCAGTATTGTAATCAGGCCAAAGAACTCGCTCTTCCATGAAACCGTCGATATCAACAATCATTTTAAAAGCCTTTCTGGTATTTTTTTGATAAGAAAACTCTTTAGCTTCAATAACATACGCGGCAACACACAGGTTTCGGTATTTGTTGGCCGTTGGTATTGGGGCTGATTCTTCCAATCTCTTTAAGCCCTCTCCGTTTATTAGCGGATAGGCATTGCCGTGGCTATCTGAAAACACTGGCTTAAAAGGGGTTCCCTCATTAAACGGCATTTGCTCTTTACCAGTAGGCTTTTTAGCTTCCCGTTCTGCGATATTCTCTAAAACTAGCCTAGCTGTAACCTCTGCTCTGGTCGGAGCCGTCTCAACGACTGCCTGACTTAAAGACAGCGGCATGGTAGCAAGAATCTGCTTTCTTTTTTGAAACACTTTTAAGGGATGGGCATGGGCGTACTCTTCATCCACTTTTACTTGGACTTCTTTTGCTTTGATTCCTGCGGCTAATTTGTTTTCGTAGACGATCTCGGCCAAAGCTGTCTCAAGACAGATCATTTTATCTAAAACGGTCTTCTCTTTTGTGAAGAGACTGTCCAGAACACCAGCAACCGCCATCTTTTTCAAGACAGAAGAACCGATAGGACATCTTTTAACCAAGTCTTTGATGCTTGTGTAGGGTCTACCCGCTACGATTTTTTCCGAAACCGACTTGCCGATACCCTTTAAGGCCGTGATCTTGCTAACGATTTTTCCACGGCTGTAGTCAATCTTCATCACTTCTTCGGATAGGTTAATATCTGGGGGAAGCACAAACTTCCTAACTTGGTTGTAAAAAACTTCGCTAAGCTCTTTCTCTTCGGCGTTCGTGAATACTGCCGCCCACCATTCCAAAGGGTAGTGATGGCGCAGAAACATAGTTGAGTAAGTTAGTAAACTATACCCGACTGCATGGGATTTATTAAAATTATAACGACTGGAAGTTTCCATCTGAGCCCAAATTTGCTTGGCGGTCTCTTCCCCAACCGTTTCAATAGCTCCAGCCATGAACTTAGGCTTAAATTCTTCAACCTTTCTTTTGTCCTTCTTGGCAAAAGCTCGTCTCAGGTTTTCCGCATCGATGGAGTCCATCTTTCCGATAGCTTTGGCTACTTTAGAGTTTTGCTCTTGGTAGATCTGAATACCGTAAGTTTCTGGTAAGAGAGAAAGCATTTCTTTGATCGGTTGTGATCCTCCTCCGTTCCTTCTTTCGATATACTCTTCCGCCATCGATCGTCCTGTTTCGGGATCAATGTAGTCAAGCGGCCCGGGTCGAACTAAGGCTAAGATAACCGCCAAATCTTCGATACTTCTAGGCATTATCTTTTGAACGAATGGAGCCATAGAGGTAGTGTTGATTTGAAACAAAGACGTAGTATTTCCATCCCAAACTGACTTGTAGACATCTTGATCGTCTGGGAGATCCCAGATATAAGTTTGTTTACCTTTATGTTCAAAATACCCAGTATCAAAAGAGCCTCTATTTTTTTCTGTGATAAATCGGAGACAGGTTTGAACGTCGTTGATCTGATTGACAACTAAAAAGTCGTATTTTACAAGTCCTGATTTCTCAACATACTTGGCTTCATACTGAGTCACACGGCCAAAAACAGGAGTGGTTTTTGCAATAGGCTCGTCCGATAAAACAAAGGCAGCCGCATGGATTCCAAGCCCTCGGCTAACACCCATGATCTTCTTGACTTCTTCCCATTCCTTTGGGTACGCCTCGGCATATCGTCTCAAAGATTCGTCAATTTCAAACAGTCCTTTATGTTCAGTGCCGTCTTGATCGGTGTATCCAAACACATAGTCGGAATCGCTAACCCCTTGAGGAGCAGATGGTAAGCCTTTGGTTAGTTTTTCGATTTCTTGCGGAACGGATCCGTGTAAGGCACGATGTACGTCCTTGATAGCAAGTTTTAGTCTGATGTTCGTTCTAGTCGAGATCTGGGCGCACCCGTCACCCCATCGTTCAAATAGAAAGCCCGACTTGCCATCCTCGCCTACTAATGGGATCCTGCTCGGAGAGTCGTGATCGATATCTGGTAGGTTGCCAGCTAAAATACGATCCAAAGATAGGAACCGTTCAAAAGACAGATCGTATTTAATTGGATCCACCTCAGTAATACCGATCAGGTAAGCTAGAAGACATCCTCCGACAGATCCACGGCCAGCAGAGGTTAGGTATCCACTTTTATGGTAGTGATCCGTTACCTCGATGATGGGCATAAAATAAGGTAAGAGATCGACCTTGCCGTTACTGTGCAAAACATCGATCTCGTATTTTAAACGATCTCGATACCTTTGATCGTCTGGAAGTCTACCTAGATCTTTAATTCTTTTCACAATAGACTGCAAAGCGTATGGGTAGGACGGTAGCTTTACTTCGAATTTTAGGTCGAAATCCTTAAACTGATTTGCAAACTGTTCGATATTTGCAAATACTTCTACAGGATCCCCACCAGCTTCGTTGATGTGAAACACCGCCTCTTCAGTAGTCTGCATATAGCGATCGCGAGCTTCACGTCGTTTATCTTGGGCGAGCTTTACGTCTTGAGATGTCTTGTCGTTTTTTTCGACATAAAAAGCGTCATCCGAGTATAAAACAGGTATACTCATCTCTTTCCCGATCTGAACAACCAGCTCGTTACACTCTAGCTGAGGATCAGGAAAGCTAAATCGAACCTTTCCGTCGAAGCGTTCCGCTTTTATGACGGGAGTGTCCAAGTATCTGGTAACTCCAGCCACTTGGTAGCTTATAATTTTCTGATGCTTTTGATACTCGTCGACAAAATCAACCGCTCTAATACCGCGAACCTTTTCGGTTTTGATATAAGCATCCCCAGACATCTGGATCTCGCGATCTACCGTCTGAATTTTAACCACGGTTGCTGGGAAGTGGGAGACTGGAACTCCGTATATCGATAGATAGTGACGTGAGCCAAACATCTTGCTAATTTTTTCAACTATGGGTCGTACAAATTCGGGCTTGTGCATTAAAAGGTACATAAGTGCCATATCTTGTACGTTGTGATGTACAAAAGTAAGGCCGATGTCCGCAGCTTTTTGCAGGTCATCCCAATTAAATACGGGGTACTCTTCGCCAAAGTATGTAATTTTTTCACGGTAAGCGGATTGGAGTTCTGAAAACTTTGAAAGCTGTTCTTGGGTGTGAAAGTACAGGTTGAACATAAAAAACTTATTTCTTTGGCCTGACTTTTTGTAAAATTCGCAATCCAGATCTCTAAAGAACAGGGTAACCCCACCGATAAAACCAAGACCATCTTTTTTAGCAGCTTCAAATGTTCTTAAAAAAGCAGAGGTGTATCCAATATCAGCATACGCAAAATGGGTTCGACCAAGCTCTTTAGCTTTTTTGATAAACTTCTGGTGCATCGAAGCCGTAAGGTACGACTCGGTTCTGGTATGTATCGATGTTGGTAATCTCATTGCTCTAATAACCTTATCAAATCTGGCTCTGGCATACTTTTACCTTGCGCTAGTTTTCGCAAAGAGTCAAGCATATTGCGATAAACTTCAACGGTAGCTAGGACGTCAGCTTTCGCGTCGTGGGCTGAAAACTCTGGTACATGGTAAAACTTCGCAAGCGAGCTTAGATCTGAAATTTCTGGAGGAAGAATCCCAGCTTCTTTTAAAAGATCCGAATATATCTTCGTGTCGTAAATTACATAGTGGCAATAACGCTCCCAAGTGTCCTTCGGGATTAGTTGCTCAAATAGAAAACCTAAATCAAACAAGATGTTTTGCCCTAGAGGGCGTAAACGATCGCCTTTTTTCTTTGAGTAGTGCTTCTCAAGGAATTGGACAAGGCTGTCTTTTACTGATTTTAAAGGTTGTGCGGATAGAAGGTGCGTCTCCATATCTATACCGTTGACCTTCAAAGCCCCTTCTTGAACATCCAAGTAAGGAAACTCTGGGGCAATTTTTATTTCTAAGTTGTCGATAGGAACTAGATTTTCATCTAGAATAGTAAAATATCCTGTAAGTATGGGATGTTCTTTAGGATTCATCCCTCCAGTTTCAAAATCAAACGCTATATATCTTTTCACGCACCCTCTTTTCCAAGCCCTAATATGGCTCTTAACTTCAGTATAGCACTTTGATATATTTCTTCAACTTCTTTTTCTTTAATTTGTAGCATTTGAGCTATGACGCGATCCCCAAATCCGTCCCTTTCAGCCAAAGCTTTTTTCATTGAATTGTCAAAACGAGGTGCGTTGATAAAATCTGGGTCTGCGTTTATTTTGTCTACCATTTGTTGTTTTTTCTTATCCATGCTTCCTTCTAAACGGCACTACATTAGAGCCCATTTCCTTTTCCTTGTTTTCTATTTCCGATCTCATCTGTCTTATAAGTTCTTTTTGGCATGAAACTAAAGTATCTAAATCCTTGACTTGATTGAGGATTTGGGATAGTAAAAGCTGGCTTGCTTTTTGATGGCCTTTCGCTTCCAAAAAACCTTTGAGAGTAGCTATCTTGGCTTTAGATAGTTCCCCCAGATTGTCATTAAAGCCTTCGATCTTGGCCTCTATCTCGGCTCTTTGATTATGAGTCTTTTGGAGCATTAGCTCCGCCGAGGCAAGTTTCTTTTCTTGCTCTGACAGGCGGAGCTTTAATGCTTCTAGCTGTTTATCAGCCGACATCGCTTGCAGCTTTCTCAGCTTCTACTGGCGCAGCTTCTGGAGCTTTAAAATCATAAATAGACTCGATTTCAAAAGCGGCCTTAGCATCTTCCGTAAATAGCAATTGATCGCCAATCTTTTTACCAACCACTAAACTTGTCACTTTAGGGAATTCCGATACCCAAAACTGAGATCGCGGGGAAACTAAAGATCCGTCAGTTACTGACACTTCTCGGCCTACCAAAAAAGACTTTTCAGAAACGGTGTCAGCTGGGATTACTAATCCGCTTGCTACTAATTCCTGCACTCGCTCGTCTAGCTTTTTCACACGCATGGAGACAACCTCTAAGTTTACCCGTGCTTTCAATCCTTTGTCTTCTCCCTCTAAAACCCTTTCCAAAGCTTCCGATCGTGATCGAAGCTCGCTAATTAACTCTACCATTTGTCCAAATTGGTTTCCAATTTGCCCCATAGTTTCGTCAACCATGTTTAAAGCGTTTTCTAGGCGTGTCAGCCGTTGAGCTGCCGTTAGTTGTGTTTGCTGTTGATTTTCCATTTTATCTCCTTGTCATTGTTACGTTATTAAATATCATCGCCCGGGTATCCAACATCCTGCACTCCTACTTGAGCCTGAATGTTTGATAGAATCCCACCAAGTGGCAGTCCCGAATGAGAGTAATCAGGCGTTTGAGCGTAGTGCATCATGGCCTGATCCGCGCTAGGCATTGCTAGTCTTTTGGGCGGCATGGCTTTATAATACCTATTCTTTCTTGCTTTTGAAAACTCTAAAAGTTCTTGGGCGTTCATGTCTGAGATTAACTTATCATGCGCTGGCGGTTTTTTCTGTATGTTTTTTTGTTTTTCTTTTTTTACAGTTACCTTCGTTGAGGGGCGCATCGGGGCAGCTGATCTTTGGATGATAGGCTCAGCTACTTTTTTTTTAATAGGTTCGTTTAAAATCAAGGACTTCAGCTTAGGAGCTGGAGCCACTTCTTTTTTGATCGCTGGGGATGGTTGGGGAGCATAGGACTCTTTATTGATTACGCGTCCAACCAATCCCTTTAGTAGAGAAATCTCCGTTTCAGTGAAGACCTCCTGTAAAGCCGTCTTCTTTTGTTCCGTCTTGATTCCTAGTAGAATCTCTAGCCGTTCTTTAATAAAAGTTTTGAATTCGCGTTCAACATTTTTTACAGCGCGACTGTCGGCGGAAACGCCATCAAATAAATTATGATCCATTAGCATCTCGTACAGGCGACCCTGCTCCAAACGCAGGCGGGCGTTGGACATCACTTCCTCATCGGAAAGGTCTTGCTCCTCTTCCTCATCCAAAGCTTCTTGGAGATCGTCAAGAGCGCCTTCGTAAGCCTCTTCCTGTTCCTCATCATTGCTTTGCGTTAGGATCTGTTCCGATTCTTCTTCAGATGGAACTTCGGAATCTATTTCCTCATCTTCCCAAAAATTCTTTGACATAAGTCACCTCTAGATGATAGTATCACATTATGGCCTTAATAACTGTAAAATGTAAAAGTTGCGGAAGAGTTGAAAAAAAATTAATCAAGCCAACCGATCAAAAGATCTGGACTTGCGTTATTTGTGCTGGTACTATGGTAATTGAGATGGGCGCTCCAGCCTCAACCCGAAAGATGACCGTGGACAACGGTCAGTCTCGGGCAGTAGAAGTTCACCCTGACATTGTTGATATAAGGAAGGAATGGTCAAAGCCTCGTAATGATTAAGATAAAGCAGCTTACTTTTCAAAACATCGGACGGTTTGTGAGCCCCCAGTCGATCGATTTTGAATCCCTATCCCATCTAGTTCAGGTTGACGCAATTAACGAGTTAAGTAACGGGTCTTCTGGATCTGGAAAGTCAACGGTATTCCAAGCCATTGAATTCTTATTTGGGTGCAATGATACGCCTGCCTCGATACTCCAAAGTCGGCTGACTAAAGACAAGATAGCCGTATCTGCGTTGCTTGAGAAGGACGGTAAAGAGTTTTCTGTTTCCCGATCGGGAAAAGGACTTTCTATTCAGGTAGACGGGGCTATCATCGACGGCAGTATAAAAATGGCCGAAGAAAAGCTACAAGAGCTGATTGGAATTAAACCAGAATACTTGAGAAAAATGTTTCATAAACGCCAAGGCGAGGGCGGCTTCTTTTTATCCATGCGTCCAACCGAGTCTTATGAATTTCTGTCCGACGTTCTTGGGGCTGGGGTTTGGACTCGAAAATCTGATCTGGTCGGTGAGAGAGCTAAAGTTCTAGCTTTAAAGCGCGACATGGCAAAGCAAGGGTTGGAGATGCAGTCACACGCCCTTAAGAGGTCGGAAGAGGATCTTCTAGCCTCTAAGGCTCCAGAAGCCCCCGTGACATCAGAACCCCTAGACGCTCTAGAGGCCGATTTAAAGCAGCTTAAAGAAAAGCTACTGGAACTTAAGGCCAACTATCAAAAAACAAGGGATGACTACCAGAGCGAGCTACAGAAAGCTTTAAACGAAGTCCCCTCTCCAGAATATCCCAAACCCGTAGATCGCTCCCAAGTAGTGAGCTTAGAGTCTAAGGTAAAGGCATTGCAATATAAGATTCAGTCCGAGCAAAAGGATTTAGCCTCTAAAGTTTCAGCTTTAGAACTCACCGTTTCTCAAAAAGAGAATGAAATCAAGAACATAGAGAAAGATCGAGCAACCCTTCAGTCTATTCAACGTAATTTTACGGAGATTAGAGAGCATATTCTCCGCATCAAGGATAAAAAGTGCCCTACCTGCACTCAGGCGTGGGAGGGCGGACAGGCTGACCAGACTTTTGATAGTTATCTGAACCGAGCAAAGGCTCTTAAGAAGGAAATAGAACGCTTGGAGCGCCTACCTAGTTCGGATAGCTTAGCCAAAGAGCTTGATGTTCTTAAGGAAAAGCTGTCTATCGCCAAAAAACTAATCGAGACCTTTGATTCCTCAGACCTTGTTTCAGCACAGGCTGATCTTGCTCAAGCATTGTCTGAGTTTGATCGGAAGTCCAAGGCCGTCAATAGCGAATTTGCAATCTTAGCTGAAAAGGAAAAGCAAAGCAAATATGAAATTAACGCAAAATATCAAGAGCTTATTAAAAACACTCAAAGCCAATTCGATCAAAAGGAGTCAGCTCTTTCAAACGATATCGCAGGCTTGTCCGTCCGTGTCAACGACATTAAAACCTCTAAGGCTGCTTATGAAGCCGCTTTATCGCAGTATCAAAAAAATATCAAGCAGCTAAACGAAAACAAGGCTTTTGCTTACGGCAGAGTTCTGGATCAAAAAAATCAGCTGGAAGAGGCGGAATCACAACTAGCGATTGCGGAACTTTCTTTAAAAATGTTGAAAAGTTTTGTTTCCCAGCTTTTTCAAGACGCCCTAGCTGATATCGCCCATCGCGCCACCGCAATTTTACGACGCATTCCAAATATGTCTACGGCCTCAATACAGTTTGAGTCCTTTAAAGAGACTAAGTCTGGCACGGTCAAAGCTGAGATCAATGCCGTTCTGTCCGTAGACAACGAAATCGGGATCCCGATCAAATCCCTTTCTGGCGGCGAACGAGCATCGGTAGACCTAGCGGTAGACCTTGCAGTCGTGGATGTTCTAGAGCTTATGATGGGTAGCGGCTTAGATATCTTTATTTTGGACGAACCTTTCACGGGTTTGGACTCTGTGAATAAAGAAGAAATCTTAACAATTCTGTCTCAACACTGCGATGGCAAAAAATTAATCATCGTCGATCATTCTGAGGAGACAAAAGCTTTGGTAAATGATAAGATAACAGTAACAAGGAAAGGCCAATACAGCGAGGTGTCACATGGATAGAGATTTTTTAAAACAACAGGTGCGTGAATATCTTGCTACAGCCGAAACGCTCGGGCAAGAAGAAAAAGTTTTGCTTTTAGTAAACCTTTTGGAAAAAATCACTATACTAGACAGAGCTACCATAAATTTTACGCGGACTGATCTTAATTTAATCAAGGCGACCGCTCACCGAATTTTCTTGGATACGAAATTACCTTTGGTGATTTCAGGAAAAGAAACTGACCACTCTGACGTACCGCACTATTCAATGGTGATGGCTACGGTAGAGTATTTAACACTGAGAGACGCTCTCAAAAAACAAATAGAAGTGGAGAAAAAATGAACCCGAAGCAAAAAGCCAAATTAGAAAAAGAAATGCCAGAATTCGTCGACGCGGTCGTGGGGATGAGTGTTGATCAAATGAAAAACCGCATTTTGAATTATGTAGGTGAACGTGAAAATGTTCTAGAAAGCAAGTCAAGTAATCAAAAACTACAAGAAGTTATTGAGCTTAAAAAAGAAATTGAAGGTCCTTACCGCGATACTCTAAAAGCAATTGACTTAAAAATCAAATACTTACATTCTTTGATTGGTGAAAAAGGCGGGTCTCTTCAATAGATCACAATCTACTAGGTTCAACTCCCAACATGAAAATACTAACTCTTGACGTATCATCTCACATAGGGTGGGCTTTCTTTCGTCGGAAGGAAAGCCTACTCAACCTACAAGACTACGGCACAATATCTGTTGAGCGTCCAAAGGATCTTCCGTATCCCGAGTGGATGCTTGAGTGGACTCATCAGATTTTTGACGAGGTCGAAGATCTGATCGAAACCTTTAAGCCCGACGTCCTTGTTATCGAGGAGACGTCAAAGGGTAGTAAAAACCATCTATCACAAAAAATGCTAGAGTGGATCCACTATCAACTCGCAACCTTGATCGTCGAGGAAGGCGTTGGCTGTAAATACTTTATGACAGGGGAGTGGCGAGTTCTGGTTGGTGCGAAGATGACGAAGGCTGAGAAAGATCAGAATAAAAAGATCAAGACAGCTAACCAAAAAGGGGTTAGGGTCGTTAAAGAAAACGGGAAGAGGATCGGCAAGGTTACAAAGAAGCACGTTAACGTCAGGATTGCTAATGAGAAGTTTGGCTTAAAGCTACTCATGAAACACAATAATGAGGCTGACGCTATCTGTTTGGGGATTGCTTACGATACTTTACTTAAGAACACACAAAACGATTCAGCCAAAACAGATATGGAATTTGATTTGGACAGAATTTTAAACAACGAGGAGCGATAGATGAAGTCTTGGTCGAATTTAGCAAAAGTAGTATACAAAAGAACCTATGCCAGAAAAGATACGGGGGTTGTGGAAAACTGGCCTGACACGATTGAACGGGTGATAGGGGGTAATGTTAGGGGGCACAACGTCTCCCCCCAAGAGATAGAGAGACTTCGTTATTTTATGCTCAATAGAAAGGCTATCCCTGCTGGCAGGGGCTTGTGGTATTCGGGATCACCGTCTCACAAGCGACTTGGCGGAGTGGCGCTCAATAACTGCTGGTTTGTGGCCGCAGATACTGTTGATTCCTTTCCTCTCGCAATGGATCTTCTAATGCTGGGAGGCGGAGTAGGAATGTCAATCGAGCACCGTTTTGTATCTCAGCTCCCGAAAGTAAAAAAAGATGTTTTTATAGAGCACAAAGACACAAAAGACGCCGACTTCATCGTTCCAGACAGTCGAGAGGGATGGTGCGAGCTATTACGCCGCACTATCGAATCTTATTTCAAGACAGGTAAAGGGTTTTCGTACTCTACCGTTTGTATTCGAGGGTACGGAGAGCGAATTCAAGGGTTCGGAGGAACGGCATCAGGGCCTCAGCCACTGGTAAAATTTATCGAAACCATCAAAGGAATTCTAGACGTCAGAGCTGGCAAGCATATTCGCCCGATAGACGCCATGGATATCGTCTGCTCCACTGGCGAAATGGTGGTGGCCGGGAACGTCCGCCGCAGTGCTATCATCATACTAGGCGACGCTTTCGATAAAGAATACTTGAAGTCAAAAAGATGGGATCTAGGTCAGGTTCCGACATATCGAGCCTTCGCCAACCTTTCGGTGGTTTTGGATGACACGGAAGACGCTCATCCTCTTTTTTGGAAAACTTATGAAAACGGAGAGCCTTTCGGCATCATTAACCGAAAAAACATCCAAGCGTTTGCTCGAATGGGTGAGAAAAAGAAAGATACAGCCATTGGAATGAATCCGTGTGCTGAGGCTACTCTTGAAAACGGAGAGCCCTGTAATTTGCAAGAGATCGCTCTAGGGAATTTGGATTCGGAAGCGGAATTTCTGGAAGCCGCTCGTTTGATGCATAGGTATGGGAAGCGAGTTACTACCGAGCTGTATCACCACGACATTATCAATGATGTGGTTGGTAAAAACCGACGTATTGGCACTGGCATCACGGGATGCCTAGAAAGCCCTTTATTTAATCCCAAGACCTTGGATCTTGCTTATAGCGAGATTCAAAAGGAGAACGTAAGTTACTCAAAAGAGCTAGGCATTCCTGAAAGCATTCGAACCACAGTCGTCAAGCCATCTGGAACAGTTTCTAAGTTGCTTGATCAGCGATGCGAAGGAATCCATCCCGCTTATTCTAGACATATGATCCAAAGAGTAAGGTTTGCGGCCAACGATCCTTTGATTCCAGTTTTGAAAGCGGCTGGACACTCGATGGAGCCCGTGGTAAGGTTCGATGGAACCCTCGATCACAACACTCTGGTGGTTGATTTCTACTTAGAGGCACCCGAAGGAACACCTTGCGCGGACGAAGATTTTAACACTTGGAAGCAGCTGGATGTTCTTCTTATGGCTCAAAGACACTGGGCTGATCAGGCCGTCTCCGTTACTGTATACTATCGAAAAGAAGAGCTTCCACAAATCAAAGAGTGGCTAGGGAACAATCTAAAGTATTTGAAGTCAATAAGCTTTTTGTGTCATAACGATCACGGATTCAAGCAGGCTCCAAAAGAGGCGATCTCAAAAGAAGAATACGAAAAAAAGGCGAGCAAGATAAAACCGATCGAGTTTGACAGCGGAGAGTCTTTTGACGGAAACCTTCAGTCGTCTTTAGAGTGCGACGGGGGCGTATGTCCGATCAAATAGGACAGGCGGCTCAACGCCAGCAGCATATCTGTCAGTCTCAGTCGGTTAACTTGTTTTTTGCAAGCAATAGCTCTCCTAAGTATATAAACGAGGCTCATATCGAAGCTTGGAAGTCGGGTCTAAAGGGCTTGTATTATCTAAGATCTGACGGGGTTTTAAAAGGGGATCTTGCTTCAAGAAACAAAGATGAATGCGCGGCTTGCGAGGGATAAATTAAAACTATAGAAAAGAAAAGGGGTAGATTATGAACCACGAAGAAGCTGTAAGGTATGTGACATCAACAAAAGACGGGGAAAAACAAATGGCTTATATTGCCAGAGTTTCTAACCCTGAGAATCAAGAAAACCCCAACTATGCAAAATTACTAGCATATTGTATAAAACACCAACATTGGTCTGTGTTTGAAGGAGCCTCCCTTACAGTAGAGATAAAAACCTCTAGAGCTATCGCTGCTCAAATATTAAGACACCGTTCGGCTACTTTCCAAGAATTCAGTCAAAGATACGCCAGCCCTACTAAGACTGTTATCTATGAGGCGAGACGTCAGGATACAAAAAATCGCCAAAACAGTATTAACGATCTTTCTGATGAAACTAATGAGTGGTTTAAAAACGCTCAAAATAAGATTTCTTCTTTATCATTCTCCCTATACGAGGAAGCCATTACAAAAGGAATAGCTAAAGAATGTGCTAGATTTTTATTGCCGCAGTCTACAGAAAGCACTTTGTATATGACTAACAATTGCCGCAATTGGATTCACTATATTCAATTGAGGACGACATCGGGTACACAGAAGGAGCATAGAGATATAGCGGAAATGATTAAGAAAGTTTTTGTAAATGAGTGGCCAACAGTATCGGAAGCGTTAGGGTGGATTGATTCTCAGGGGTAGTATTTAAGATAATAGCAATCTGTCACTCACCTTCTATATAAGGTAAAGGAGTTTTTGATGGGAGCATTTCTTGGGATCTTGTTATCTATTTTTCTGAATCAAGCAGAAGCTAAACCGCTAACAAAGCAAGAGTATAAAATAGTCTTAAACAAGGCTATCGAGTCATTGCCAGAGCCAGCCCAAGAATATGCTAAAGACATATCAAAAAATCTAAAAGTTAGAATTGCGGAAATGAGTATCTACCCTACAGCCCTGTCAGTTGGCGTTCTTGCGCGTTGCCAAAAAGGAGTCGGAGTCTGTGGAGGGATGCAAACTAATATCGGTATAGAGAACAACGCTATAAAATATTCTGTTTACGATATGTACGGGATCACCGCAGGGATGGCGGAACAGTATAAAATTGAGTTTTTTGTTGCCGCCTGTTTTGGTGATTGCCTGTCTTACTCTGCCTCTGGAGCTTTTGCTAGTTGGGAGACTGGCGCGTCTATCGGCGTAGGAGCCAGCACGTTTGTAGAGGTTGGTACAGATCTTAGCGACTGGTTTGGGTTAACGCAAGATCCTCCAAGCCTAAAGAAGCTGCTTGAGTATGGAACCGTATATTTAGGATTTGGATACAACATCGGTGTAGGTGTCGGCACGTCTGGGACGCTTTATTACTACCGACACCTATACGACGAGACAATTCCTCTCAATTAAGAGAAACCCGACTCCACTTCATGACAGAAGATCTATCCATGAAGTCCCAAATATAGCTTAAAGGAACAGCTAACGCGTACCCAAGCTCTCCACGCCCTGCGAACACGACAGCGGCTATCTCTCCACGGTCGTTAAAAACAGGACTGCCAGAACTACCGGGCATTATAGTCGCCGAGATCACCAAAGCTTCCCTTTCTTTGACTAAAGGCAATCGCCCGTAGATCATGCAGTAGAAGGCGTTTTTGGGATCCTGCCTGTCTTCTTCGGTACACTCTCTTGAGCCGTACTGAACTTTTATCATTATTGATTCGGAGAAGTGCCCCCTAGTTATTATGGTAGGCATCAGAGACGGATGTCCTGCTATGACGGCGGAGTCTCCTCCTTCTGGGGATGCGCTGGCGATCGAGAGATCTACGCCTAAATCGGCGCTCACCAAGATCAAGCAAAGATCATGCTCGGAGTCTCTCTTGATAGCTCTGATAGGTGTTTTTTGATGGCTTGGCGGGTCTACTACCCCTCCCTTTTCGACAACCTCACAGACATGGTCGTTCGTTAGGATTACGCTACCCCTTTTGCTGGATTCAAGAATCGATCCAGTCCCTCCGCCAGACTCATCCTTATTCAAGATTCTGACCGTAACCTTGAATAGGTCTTTGTCAGTTCTAGGTTTGATGGGTTTTGCAATGCCTACGCTTCCAGCCAAAAAAATTGGCAGTAAAAGGATCGCTATATATCTCACATATCTTGAAAGCATACTTTCTCCTCAAGATGTGAAGGGGATGTGAAAGAAATAAAAACTTCACATCGCTACTATATAGATTATCATTGTCCGACCAAAACGATCACTATTTATTATTAGATTTATTAAGTTCCGCTAATAATCTTAAAATTTCGCTCGTCTCTTTGACTTCGGGGGTGATGGTTAGCGTGTTTCCGCTCGACGTAACCGTTCCACCCTCTGGCAGGCTAATTACTGGTTTTTCTGAGGACTGCTGCTTACTCATCATTTTGTCTAATAGTTCGACAGCCTTAAAGTATTTGTCGATATGCTTCAAGTCCATGGAGTCCATGACGCTTCTGTCTTTAGTTGATCTATAGGTTTCGATAATGCCTCGGTAATACTCATGCCAAGCCTGAATCATTTCTGAGATAAAGCTGGCACTTTCTAGCTTGGCAGTTCGGTATTTTTCTTCTAACTGGCCGCCAATTTCATCCAATTTCTTGTTTTTTATTTCAGGCCATTTATATTTATAAGCACAATACAAAACCCCCTCGATCTTAACGCGAATACGGTTTGATATTTCGGCATAGGAAAAGCCTTCCATAAACATATCTTGCATTCTAGCCAAATTTACGTCATTTAGCTTGATGATGTTAGGTAGGCCGTCGTCCATGTACTTTAAAATCTTCTCTTGTTCTTTTTCCGTAAAAAAAGACAGGATAGGATCCGCTATAGCAACTGAGTTACTGGTTTTAATCGGCTCGGGGGTAAGAGAGTTAACTATCTGATCGGCTTTCAAGTCTACTAACTGGTTTTCCATTTGCTTTAAACTCCACCTTTGTATCAGACCATAGCAATGTCCTGACCGCTTTGATTATGAATTCTAGTCTTTTTTCAAAATTTTCCACATTGTAAAATGATATCTCGCTACTCGCGTCTGGGAGCAAAAAATTATATGTGACGCTACAGCCTTTGTCATCCCCTTCGACCTTTAGATCCCAGTGAAGTTCACACTCTAGGTCTGGAAACATCGCCGCAGGATATAGTTTTAGATTATCGATTTGGATAGAGGCAAAAGCTGAGGATAGGATTGCACCTTGTTTTAGTTCTTCCAAATACTTCTGAGGATCCAGAGTTTTAGTCATTAAGCCTCCAAAGATCCTACAAAATTTTCTATCTCGATCGCCTGAGTTTCTTGTAAGTTGGCCTTTAAAAAATCCGAAAAAGATTTCACTATCTGTTTTTTTTCTACAGTCTTTAAAATCGAGTCCGTTGGCTTAGGAACAATACGGTATTTGTTTTTATTTTTCTTTGACACCGACGCAATCCACGTTCCAGTGCCTATCAAGTTTAAGTAAACGATTCCTTTTAAGTCTTTTAGGTCAGAAGGTTCTTCCTCTCCCTCAACCCAAGCTCGCTCATATATAGGGGTAAGAATCGACTCAGTAGGGATGTGCTCCATTTTGTCGGACTCATCATCCCAAAGCCAAATACCTTTATTCTCATTGGCGTCAGACTTGGTATCCCATTTTGGGGTTCCTACATAGTGGATATTTCTGATCGTCTGAGTTTTATGGATATGACCCGAAATTACTTTTTTGTAGGGCTCAAAAAGATCTAGGCTAAACCCGTCAGGAGCGTAAAAGCCGCCTTCGTACTGAGATCCGTCCACAGTCTGGTGCATCCATAGATAGGAGGCAGGAGCTAAAACCTTTTTAAAAGAACTTTCGTCGTGGTAGTATGGAACGAACAGGTGATCCGCAATAAAAATCGGCTCATCGACAACGACAACATTCTCTAAACTTTTAAACACCTCTAGGGAACTATCCGCGTTTTCTTGATGACTGCTTTGATCGTGATTACCTCGAATCATAACGACTCTGGCAACCTTGCTTAGCTTCTGCAAACTTTTTAACCAAAAATTCTGAACGGTGGCGTAAACCACGTTGTGGAAATGGTTCTGGTCACCCATGAGTACGATATAGTCGACACCTTTGGCCTTTTTTGCGATAAAGTTTACCAGCTTTTCCATGTCAGCTAGATTTTTTGGTTGGGCGTGAGGGTCGCCTACGATCAGGAACTGCATTAAGACCTTTCCGTACCTATGGCAGATACATACCTTTTCTCAATGATAATAAATTCTTTGCCGTCCGTCAAGTCCGAAGTCTTGATTTTTTTCGCCCAGTCCATCGTAGTAAGGACATCCTCAGCAACATAAATAGTAGAACCCGCTAAAATAAACTCTCCGTCGATCTTTGCATCCACTAAAAGCTTCAACGGCTCTAAATTTTGCTTTTGAGCGATATAAGCAAACCCGCTTTTGACGCTCGATTTAAGCCCTTGTCCTTGTTGGTAGGGTTCAACAATAAAAGTGTCATTCATAGAATATTTCATAAGCTAACTCCTCGTAATTTTATTACTTTTTGATGAATTATATCGATCTGTTTTAAAGCTGTCGCTGTTTTTTCGCGTAAGTCCTTGTCAAGAGCATTCTTTTCAACGTCCTCGTCAGAACAGTAAGCGGACACGTTTACATCCAATGTATCACCTTCCTCGTTCGTTTTTGTCTGGTGGGTGCTAACAGGGGACGCAGCTTGTAAAACGTGGGAAACGGCAGCGACGGTAACCTTTTTAAAGGGTGTTTTTATTCCGTTTTTTCTATCCTCAACGTAGCTTTCGTTGATGGCCTTGGTAAGATCCTCCATTGTCTCAAGCTTCAATCGATTCCTTAGAGCGTTCGCTCGATACAGCAAAGCGCGATCGCTTGGGTATAAGTATAGCATAGTGTCGCTATACCCTGCGATCAAATTACCTACCATCCTGCCGATACAAACCCCATTAAATACTTTGCTCCAGTCTCCGACAAACTTATCTACACCAGAGACTAGACCCATATTGGCAATCGAAACCATATCCATTAGCGTCAGGTAACTTTTGGGAACTTTTTTGTAGAAAATCTTAGCTCTATTGATAGCTAAAGGTATGTTATGCTTAATGATTTCATTACGGTAGTAAACAATCTTGTTGTAATGGGTTTGCGCTATTTTTGGCAAAGACCCTTTCCAGTTTTTCTTGATGTAGGAAACCAGATTGTAATTGATATGGAATTGCTGTAAAGCTTTGACGTCACCATTTTTAATAGCTGGGGTTATTTTTTTACTAAACACGGGAGCTTTCTCTCTAAAGTAGGGCTTCGCAGCAAGTCGGTTTTTTCGATGTACCGCGATATCTATGATAAATTGTGCGTATATTGCATGAGCCTGCGAAGATCTGATGACGGCTTTTCTAAAACTTTCCTCGGCGTCGGTCATTTTTTTGACCGAATCCCTTTGGGAAAAATCAATAGAAGTAACCAGATCTTTTGTCAATTGCTGGGCTAGTAACTTTAAGTTCGGGTCGTACTGATGCTGGTCTGCCATGAAACTCCTTCGTGGCTATAACCATTCAATTGGTGTACCACTAAGTTCATAGTATCGTATCCGTTTCATTAGCTGTGATTTTAATAGAGGAATTCCCAATACTTGAAAGTCCCAGATATGAACGTGAGGCTTGGGAGGATTTAAGTCTTTGTATTTAGAGTTTTCAAGGATCCTAACACTACGTCCAACTACCCCCTGACGCGTCGTAATCTCGGAGCCCGTTCCGTTCCAGCCGATCGTGTGATGTGCGGAGTAGATATTAACCCCCGTATTGATACAAGAAGACCCGATTAGTACCTGAGCCTTATTGGTATCAAACTCCTCAATGGCTTCCGCTATATCTTTTTTGGGAAATTTTATGAGATCCATATCTTTTTTACTAGCAGCCGTAGCGTAAGTAAACGGAACCTTTATCCTCTTCCCAAGTTCGTACAGTTGAGATAATTCTGATATTAAGATTAAAACCTTTTGATTTCGCTGAGTTACCACCGCGTTGCAAAAATTCCCAATCCAATCAGCTATATTTTCATTGTATAAAAATTGCTCGCGCATAACCGTCATAGGATCCGAGGAGACCCCTGCATTCTTGGACGCTGCGGTTGGAACTATTTTAAACGAATGATTACATAGGTATCCGTTATCTACACCGAATTTAGTGCTGACCTCGATCACCTCTTTCCCGATGATGCTTTCCAAAACCTTATCCTTACCATCGTTTCGAAGCTGAGTACCAGACACAAACACTCGGTAGGGTATATTTTTTAAAACATTAAAACAAATCTTCTCCAATGTCGCGGCTCCAGTTAAATGACTTTCATCAAAACCCAAGAACTCACAGCTGGCAAAGTGATTGTAGATTTCCAACTCTTTCTCATACGAGTCTTTCTCATACGCGTCTTTCTCAAGGGTTGTGAGAGATTTGGCGACAGTTATAGTGATTGGTTTTTTAAATTGTTTTAGCCCGTCCCCGTACCCTCCAACCATATCTTTGCCAAAATGGTGTTGGAACTCTTTTAGCATCTGCCTAAAAATAGATGCGAAAGGGGTTACGATAACTGTCTTGAGCCCGTAATGTTCGGTTAGTTTGATCAAGATCGCCGTCTTCCCTAGTCCCGTGGCGATACTGACATTACCATGTTTTACATCGATCAATTTTTGAACCGCTTCTTTTTGATATGAGTAAAGCTCGAAAGGAAGCGGGTTGACCATTTTGTAGCCTTTGGCTTTCGGGTACTTTATATCGTTCCGTATAATTTTTACATCATCTAGGTAGGCTAGTGATCCCGTTCTAACGAAGGCGACATCCCCGTAGCCAAATTTGTTTACCCCCCACGCTTCTTCCATTTCAGGGTTAAAAAATAAAAGACACCCCTTGGAGTCTTCTTCAATCTTATCCATTGCAGCCTGCCAGCCTTCTGGGTTCGTCTTCTTCCACCAATGGTTTTCGGAAATCTTCTTCTTTTGGAATTTTAATGCCTCGTTGATATAAGACAGCCTCTTAGCTAGGCTTATAAATTCCTCTTGAGTTCCGTAGACTTCTGCCATAGACGGCGTTATTATGCAAGCTTCCATTTAAACCTTTCGTGATACTATATAAGCAGTACCTGTTTAAACTATATCACAATGGAGACTTATGACGAGCGGAAAAGCTAAAACAGCATCAAAAATTTTTATTTCGAACCCAACAGTTATCAAACACAAAGTGCTAACGACACTGAATAAGATTTCAGCTATTGTCGGTTCAACCATGGGGCCTCACGGCAGAAACTGTCTTATCGAGTCGGATTTCAACGAGATTCCTTCAAAGTCAACAAAAGATGGCGTATCGGTATTTCGTTCTTTGGGGTCAAAAGACCCTTTTGAGCATCTTATTATCGAGCACTCAAGAGATGCCGCCAATAGAACCGCTACAGAAGCTGGTGATGGAACGACTTCTGCGACCGTCCTAGCCGCTGCGATGACAACTTATTTATATCAGGTTTGCGAAGATAACCCTCGCCTAAGCCCCCAGCGTGTAGCTAGAGATGTATCAAAAGTAGTTCGAAACGATCTAGTACCCTATATCAAAGAAAAAGCTACGAAAATTGTGTTTGGAGAAAACGACAGTCTTCTGTACCAAGTTGCAAAAATTTCAGCGAATGGTGACGACGATATTGCCGAAGCGGTTTTAAAAGCTTTTGACCTTATTGGATATTCCAATTCCTCCCATGTAACGATCAAAGAACTGTCAGGGCCTTATGGCTACGAGGTTTCAGTTGTTGAGGGATACCCTATTAGTATTGGGTTGGAAGAGTCTACGGGAAAACTTCAAAATGCTTTTATTAACGATGTGACCAACCAGCGTTGCTATGTCGAGAAACCCCTTTACTTGCTGATTGACGGACAGCTATCCGATCTTATGAGCGTACACCGTATCCTAGAGGCCGTTGGAGAGACCTACGCAAACGGATCGGTCGATCACAAGAATATCGTAATTTTTGCCCATTCTTTTAGCGAGTCGGTTCTTACCAATTTGGCTTTCAATTTTGCCAATCCTGAAACTATCAATGTAGTTCCTATTATGACTCCCAAAGCTGGTTTTTTAAATGCGCAAACCCATTTCTTGTACGATCTAGCAGCCTTTACCAACGCGAAAGTGTTTGGTTTAAAGGATAGCGTTGCTAAAGCTCAGATAAAAGATCTAGGAACCTCGACCAGTTTTGAATCTAGTCGGTTTAGAAGCACAATCGTTGGTGACCCAGACGTTACCAATATCGAGGTTCGCGTAGAACAGCTTCAGACGCAAAGAAAAAATCCAGAATCGGTAGCTGAAAGTATGTGGCTTGACGAGCGCATTGGGAAGCTTACTTCAGGGATTGCAAAAATTACCGTGTACGGCGGCTCTAGTGGTGAACTCAAAGAAATGGTAGATCGAGTTGAAGACGCAGTCCTCTCGGTCAGATCCGCTATCACCCGAGGGGTATTAGAGGGCGGTTGCCGCACCTTGATAGATCTTACGATCATGGTTCAAAAGGGCGACCATCCAATCCATGTAAAACAAGTTTTGATTCCTTCTCTGATGACCCCGATCCAGAAGATTCTAGAGAACGCAGGGTATAACGACGGCGAGTCGGGGGATATCGTGAGTAAGCTAATCGAAAACCCTAATCAGGTTTACGACGTGTCCGAAGGAAAATTCGGAACCGCTTTAGAGCTTGGTCTGTTTGATTCTACGGCTGCGGTAGAAGAAGCTTTGAAAAATGCTCTTTCTGTTGCGGTCGTCATGGGGACCTGCGGCGGAGTTGTTTGCTACCCTAGAGATCCGAACAAAGATTACGACGAGTTCGAAGAGGAGAAACATATTAAGGACTCTATTGAAAATGTCGCTTTCCAAAAGAACGAAGCTAACGAAAGGATTTGATGGAAGGTCTAACGGATATCGAAAGCCTAAAAGCTAAAATTTTTTTAAATCGTCCTGAAACAAAGGAAGATCTAAGAAACTGGATATCTGCTTTTTTAGGGCTGGATCTTCCCGATACGCATCTTGACGGGGAGGGCTCTAATTCGAGTCCTATGGAATCCGTTTGGCTTTCTTATAAAACATACTTGGATAATTCGGGGGATGTGACACCGGGGTATATTCTACTATCGGCGCGAGACGCTGGTAAAACGCTTGGTGCGTCCGTCTTCGCTGTCGTTGCGCTGGTTTTTTTTAACGCCTCGATTTGCTGGCTTGCGTCCATTGAGCCCCAATCAAAAATTGCATTGAATAATATTCAATCGTTTATTCAGAAACTAAAGCCTTACCTAGAATTCCATAAAAGAATCTTGGAATCAAGTAACGCTCGAAATTTAGAGCTTGTAGATAGTCAGGGAAAAAGATCTCAGATCAATATCTTAGTCGCAACCATGGCGTCAGTTAACGGAAAACACGTTAATTTAACCCTGTGTGACGAAGTCGATTTGATAAGAGATCCCCGAGTATTAGATGAGGTTCAAGCCGTAGCCTCTCTAATTGGAAATCAGTTTCCTTTAAAACTATATCTTAGCACTCGAAAGTTTGCTTTCGGGCAGATGGAGCTTTTAATTCAAAAAAGAGAAGAGATGGGCTTAAAGCTTTTAAAATGGGATATTCTAGACGTTACAGAATACTGTCCTCCTTCTCGGCACAAACCAGAAACCAAAGAGGTTAGGTACATCCACCCAGAACCTCCTTTAAAAAATTTATCCCAGAAAGAATACGACGATCTAACTTCTTCCGAGCGAAAACAATATGAGGCTATCGAAGCTTATGGCGGATGCTCATCCTGTAAGCTTTTGAGTCAATGCAAAACAAGGCTTGCCCATCGGTCACCTAAAGACCAAGGTATGTTGTGGAAAAAAATAGATCATACTATCAATATGTTTAAGTCCATGTCCCCAGACATGGCCACAGCTCAGCTTCTATGCCGACGCCCATCTCAGTCGGGTTTAGTTTACCCTCGCTTTAGCGAAAACGAAAATGTGATATCTATAGATCAAGCTTTTTTTGAGCTTTTAGGGGAAGAAACAAAAGGAGCTTCTCTAAAAGAATTGGTCGCAAAACTAAAAGAGCTTAAGATCCCTATTTACGTTAGTGGAGACTGGGGGTCGACCGCTTCTCAGGCTTTCGTGGTTAGCGCAGCCCTTCCGCTTGGAAAGTGGTGGATTATCGATGCTTACGCTATTCCCGATCTTGAGTTTGATGACGTGCTAAAGCTTGGTATGACTATTAGGGACGAGTACAATCCAGTCAAATGGTTTATGGATACCAACCAGCCCGCTTTCATCAAAGCGTTTAAAAAGAACGGAATGGCTTGCGCTAAATTTGATAAAGATGTCATGGCTGGAATTGAGTCCACTAGAAAGATGATTTTGGATTCTTCGGGATCTAGAAAATTAAAAGTCATAAAGCACGATCGTACAGAGATCGTTTTAGAGGGTTTTAGAAAACACCATTTCAAGCTCGACTCTCTGGGTAATCCTACTCAGCACCCAGATGATGGTAAAGCTTGGTCTGATATTTGCGATAGTATCCGATATCTTGCCCAAAATATTTACGGCTTCAAAGGAGGGGTTCCGTCCATGGCTACCGAATTAAAAGTCGGACAAACCTTTACTGGGGATCTTTCGGAAAGAATACAGGAGCTTAACAATCAGGCTTTTAAAGCCAAGCTTAGACAGTCGGTTTCAAATCCTGAAGAGATCCCAGACGACGAGGATAAAGAGGAAAAGAAAGGTATCTTTTTCTCTTTTTAAAGATTTTGATGATACTATTTCATTAATGACAATCTTTAATGCTATACAGGAGTTTGTTTTTAAAAAACTCAATAAAAACAAGGATTTATAATGCTGAACTATTTAATTTTTTTGCAAAGTTACCGCGACAAGTCGGCAACTACCAACCCATCCCTTAACGTGTTTAAGTGGGAGCGTCAAGCTCAGGGTATCCCTACGGAAAAAGCTGAAAGTTTAGAGTTCTCTTTAGCCGCTGGAGAAAGTCGTGTTTTATTTTCTGGAACTAGAACTTTAGGCCAAGATAATACGACCGAGTACGACGTCTACTTAAAATCAGGTACTACCAATACTTACGTTTTAGAATACTTAAGCGGTACGGCTCCAGACTTCAGAACGCCTCGCTCAACAGGCGCGGACGCGACCACTCAGGTTCAGGTTACCAAAAACGCTACCGTCACGACGCTGACGTCTATCGGCGGAACTGCTTTTGACTTTCTAGTCGGTAACGTCGTTGTTGGCGATTACGTTTCGATTGGAACCGCTTTTAACGCCGCTAACCGTGGACGATACCAGCTTATCGCGGTTACTGCCACTTCTATCTCTTTTGTAAACGCAGCTTCCGTTGCTGAGACTGTTACTTTAGGTGCTGATTTTTTAAACGAAGTTCGAATTTATAGTGCTGGTGGAGTTCAAGTTGGGGATGTTCTTCGTATTTTTGGAGGGTTCTCTGCCGTAATTCAAGGGAACTATTCTATTACTGCTGTGCAAGATAATTTGGTAGAATTCTACTCTGGAAGTGCCCTTCCAGCGGAAACAGAAACTACGGATTCTTTGGTTATATACTCAGCTGCGAAAAACCTTATTTATCTTGAGACAAGCGAGCGAGTGTCTTTGATCGTGAACGGCACAGCCGAATCTGATATCGAGCCTTTTAATAGCGATGGATGCAAATCAAACGGAATGCTTCTCAAGAAATCTACTATTTGGTCTTTAGAAGTAATTAATATGGGGTCTAGTACCGCAAGCTTATATTTTGCCTCGGTGGAATAATGGAAGAACAAAAAAAACAAACTGTCTTTTTATCGGCTTTGCCTGAAGTTTCGGGCGACGAGCAAACCTTGAATAAAGCCGAGCGTAGTGCGTTCGATTCTTTGCTGAATCAATTAAAGCAAGAAGATAGCGCAAAAGACAAGGCTCCTCGTATTGCGTTTACCGAAGACCCAATGAACACGAATAATTGGGCAGGTATTTATCGTAATAAAAACGATCTTGTTCCAGATTTTTTAATTAAAAAAATACGAGTTCAGAACAGTTTAGTTGCCAATATCCAGAGATTACGCTCCAATATATTGTCGATGTTTGGCCACATTAAAAAAGATCGTTTTGATATCGGTGTCCAAACAAAGATCAAGGCAGCTTTTGAAGGTCACGTCAAGCCCGACCAGATGGTCAAGATCCGAAAAAGAATCGAAAAATTTGAATCAATACTAATGAACTGCGGTCGTACCGACGGATACAGAGAAGACGATCAGTTAAGTTTTGGTGATTTTCTATATTTGCAAGTTGGCGAAGCCATAACGCTAGGTCGTTTTGCGACCGAGGTTATTTATGAGAATACCGAGCAGGAAGATAAAATATTTCATAGTTTTAGACCCGTTGATGCTGCTACTATTTTTAAAACCGTTAAAAACGGAGAGCAAGCGGAATCAATCCGTCAGTCAGGCTTAAGACAGATCGAAAATTTAACGGGCGTAAAGTTTGACCGTTCTAAATTTGAAAACGATAGCTACTCATACGTTCAAGCGATTGATGGATTTCCAAAAATTGCATTTACCGACAAGGAAATGCTAGTTTGGAATATGTATCCGTCAAACGATATTAACCACAACGGATACCCAGTAACGCCAATCGACACTTGTATCAGTGCCATATCGACTTACCTCAATATTGAGACGTACAATCGTCTTTATTTTCAAAATGGTCGTGCTGCTAAAGGGATGTTGGTTATTAAGTCCGATCAGGTAGATCAGAAAACGCTTAATATGCTTCGCCAAGAATTCACGGCGTCGATCAACAATGCTACTAACGCGTTTCGAGTTCCAGTGTTAGGTATCAGCCAAGAAGATAACGCCGTTTGGACTCCGATGGTTTCCTCTGCTGGTGACGGTGAGTTTGCTTTTCTATACGACAACGTATCTCGATCGATATTGACGGCCTTCATGGTTTCTCCCGAAGAAATGCCCGGTATGGGACATTTAGCCAAAGGTACGAACAATAAAGCCCTATCCGAAAGTAATAACAGCTATAAGCTAACGGCAGAGCGAGATGGCGGATTGAGACCCTTGATCGTAAGAATGGAAGAGTTCATTAATCAAAAACTTTTTCCAATCATAGATCCAGAGCTTGCCCAAATCTGTACCGTAGGCTTGACTGGAATGGATGCTCAAAGCCGCGAAGAAGAAGCCATCAGATTGCAGCAAGAGATGCCTATCCACATGACGTACAATCAGGTTTTGATGGATGTGGACAAGAAACCTATCTCTGTTCGAATGGGTGGGGATTTTCCTTTTTCTGAGCGAATGCAGATTATTATGGATAAGTATTTAAGCGCGGGTGAGCTTATGTACGAATTCATGAAAGATCCTAACGCTCTTTCCGATCCTATGCTAAAGTATAAAAGAGATCCTTTTTGGATCCAGTGCGTAACCTTGATGATGCAAGCTAACCCTGCTGCTGCCAAGGCTTATTTTGCAACCAAGCCTTTCGCCCTAGAAATTTTAAAAACTAATATCCAAGACTACTTGGATGAAGACGGAGAAGTGTAAATGAACGACGGAATCGATTATAAAACAAAATACCTAGACCTTAAAGCTCGATATATAAACTCTGTCGATGTTGCTTATCGAACTGGATTCGAAGAAGGATACAATAAAGGACAGACTGAGACTCAGCTACAACAAATGCAAATGATGCAGCAAGGCGCTCAGGGTGGTCAGCTACCCCCTCAAGCCACTCAAGAAAAGAGCGGAGAGCTTGATCAGTATATTGCCCAATTAGAAGAAGCTATCCAGAAATCTGAGCCTGATGTTAGCGATATTAAAAAAGCTTTAGAGCAAGTAAAAACTGTTCAGATGCTAAAGAAAGCTCAGGAAGTTAGTCCTTTTGCCCCTAGAAAACACCAGACAAGCACTGGATATAAGAATATGACTCACCAAGATCGCAAGGCGATTGATATGCAGGAATCGGTTGTCGACAGTATTGTTTCTAAGTGGGAGCAGGAAGAGAGAGCTGCTGTTGAAAAAACTCACGAACTTTTGAATACCGAGATCCTTAAGAAAGCGTCTGAAACGCTTAGAAAGAGTTTGGAAGTAAAATGAAAGGTATTAGCTCTACCATCCAAGAGCAAATAGATAAAGTTCTCGATCGCTTCTTTAATCAGATGGCGCGTCAGTTATTGGGATACCTACCAAATCAAGGCGACAAGTCTGTGATGATTAGCGTCGTTCCCGAAGATTCTCTAATCCACTTATTCGTAGAATCTATTGGTGGTCGGAAACCCGTACCACAAGAAGAGGAAGTTTTAAAAAATCTTTTGCTTACGGCCTCGAACTATGTTGAATCGCTGAAAAGCAAAACAAAGGCCGATGTCTTAAATAGCCTTACCTCCGCCGTGACCGACGCTAGGCTCAAACAAAAAGAAGCTTCTGTAACGGATCTTGGAGAGATCTTGAAAGAAAAAATGGGAAAGGCTCAGTCTCATTTTAAACTGATCTCCGAAGCTGAGGCCACAAAGTTTAGAAACACTGGGCGTTTTTTAAATATTAAAAAAACTTCTACTTCGGACGACCCAACCATCGTGTTTCAAACAATGAAGGATAATTTGACCTGTCTAGAAGAAAACGAACTTATACAGACTAAAAACGGGCTTTTAAAAGTAGGCGACGTTAAAGTGGGGGATCTTCTATACAGCCCATCTCAAAAACGAGCTTCAGGCTGTCGAGTGACTTCTGTTGAGAAAAAACAAGAAAAAGTTTTAGAGCTGGATTTCGGTGAAAGCAAGATCGTTTGCACTTTTGATCACCCTATCTTAGTAAGGACTAGAAGAAAAGATGGGGCTTATATTTATTTTTTTGCCGAAGCTCAAAAGATAAATGAGTCGCACGACGTAGTTCTCTTTAAGAACGATCTGTCAAAAGGAGAGAAAGCTAAGATAACAAGAGCTGACACGGTGAAGTTATTTATGTCAAATCTTGGGTACGATAGTTGTTGGGATTTTTGGAGAGAGAATCTCGACGGTATGCTAAAAACCATCGAGAATACACAGAGACCGAGCGATCTTCAAAAAAAATATGGGATATCGGTTGATATGTGGAACTCATACGTTCGTCCTATTCTTCTTTTTTATAAACCCGATCTTACTACTAAGACTGGAGTTCCCGATAATAAATTCAATAAAGAATATTTAAAGAAAAAAAAACAATTTTACTTTGAGTCGTACTATGACGCTTTGGGAGGAGACGAGGGGTTTAAGAAATTAATACTGGATGGCAAGAATAGTTATCAAGTTAGCAAACAGTTCGGGATTCCTTTGGCTTTTTTAAGAAAAAAAACAAAAGAGCTTAATCTAACTTCTTTTTTAAAAAGAAAAGCTGCCCTTGTTAACTGGGATAAAAACAGAGAAAAACTTGCCGCTATATCAAAAGCTAGAGGCACCCTTCATTTCAAAACAGTCTCTAAGCCAGAACTTGTAATATATCAGTATTTAAAAGAACACTTTCCCTCTATTCAGAACGGATTTGCTATAGGTAATATGAAAGTCGATTTCTGCATTCCTGATCAAAAATGCGTGATAGAATACGATGGCTCGGGTCATGATTTAAGAGACCGCCTCAAAAAAAATGTAGGCACTCCGATTACTGACCAGACTGACTACCGAAGGGATTTGAGATTGAAAAATTTAGGTTTTAGAATACTGCGTTTGAAAGTACCCCAAGACCATTTCGAGCTATCGGCTATAAAAGAGACTGTTCTCCAGTTTCTAAGTTCTAAAAAGGAGTTTGAAGTATGGCGTTTCTAAAAGGCAAAAAAGAATTGGGTGTAAAAACCGTGGTGGAGATAACGGTAGAAGGATCCTTGTATATTTCCAAAAACGGAGTTGTAAACCATAATTGTAACGAGTGCAAACGCCTCTATCTACTAGACGACGGGGTCACGCCAAGAGCTTTTAAGATGTCCCAAGTAACTAGCGATTATCATAAAAAAGGTGGGAATACTCCTAGCTTATGCGGATGCCATCCGAACTGTCGGTGTTCACTCCAGACCGTCCCACAAGGCTGGGGTTACAAAGGCGGCAAGATATCGTTTATTTCTAAGAACTACGATCTATACAAAGATCAGAACGGAGAATCGTGAGTCAAGTTTGCTTTACTGAGAACGAAAGGTTGCTAACTAACTTTGGTTACCTGACAGCCAAAGAGCTTTATGACATTGGGCTGCCTTTGACGGTTGCGATCGATAAAAGGGTAGATAACTCTAAGGCTATAGAAGTTTTGTCTAACGGTGACTTTGGTTTTAAAACCACTAAAGCTACAAAAGTTTACAAAAATCAACCTAAACCCTGCGTCAAGGTTACCGTGGTAAGTGGTCAGTCTTTTACTGTCTCAAAAGACTCCGCCGTATGGGTGAAAAAACAAAATGATTTTGAAAAGACGGACGCCTCTTTTATCGAAGTTGGAAATAAGATCGCTATTTCTTCTGGAACTGGTATTTTTGGTTCAGCTTCCTTCCCAGAAGAAGCGGAACTGTTAGCTTCTCTGTTGTCAAAGCTAGGTATGGATCACAAAGCTCCCGACGCTATTTGGGGTGCAGACCAAGGAACGGTTAAATCTTTTTTGCAATCCTATTTTTCAAGCAATGGCCAGATTGTCAATACCGTAGGGTTGGTGTCGTTTGGCAAAAATCTACCGTTTTTAAAAGACATAAACATCCTTCTAAGTCTTTTTGGCATAGCGAGCGTGGTCGATCTAAAACAGGGTGAGCATAATATCGCTATTAAAGACAGAACATCTCTGGTCGTATTTATGAAAGAAATCGGAATTAAAAACGCTTTAAAAGCTAAGAATATCATGGCTATGGTAGGGGCTCAGCCAATACAGAACCAGTGCTTGGAGGCTGGCGTCATTTCGGTAGAATCGATAGAGATGTGTCAAACTTATACTACCGATGTTTTGGGGTATAACGGCGTTACTTTAAACGGAATTATAATCTAATATGTATGATTTTAAAGATCTTATTAGAAATTCTGAAACTTAACTTTACCTCAAAAAATAAAAAGCCCTCTACTCCTAAAGAAAGTAATCCAGCTACAAAGACGGAGCCAAAAGTCGTAAAAGAAGTTGTGACTTTTGAAATGGTGTCAACCTCTTCTGGGAAATACCCTGACAGGGTCAAGTCTCCTGATTTCACCGACGATGTTAAAAGCAATATAAAGAAGTTGATTCCGAAGGTTAACGCATTACTATCCGATTTAGGTATCGAGAGCGTAAGTGTGAGTTCGGGTTTCAGAACTCAGGCTTCGAACGCGTCACTTAAAAACGCCAGTAAGAAATCCGCCCATATGACTGGAGAGGCTTTGGATCTTTCCGACCCCAAGCAAGAGATCGGTAAAAAAATCATGGCTAACACTTCTTTACTTAAGAAGCACGGATTGTTTTTAGAAGATTTATCAGCAACGCCAACTTGGTGTCATCTAGATATTAAGGCCAGATCAGAACGCCCTGTGAATATTTTTAAGATTTGATTCTTTTTAGGTATTTGTGGAATACCGTTCCTTCAAACGGGTATGAATGCTTGTTGGTCGATTTTTCTAAATCAACCATAAATACCTTTCGAAACTCTTTATCGGGATCGCTCACTGGAGTTGGCACTCCAGAAAAAGAACAGGTATAGAAATATGTGATATGACCGATGCCGTGTTTTTGAACGCCAACGCATTTCAAATCCATGCCTTTAACGCCAGTCTCCTCACGCAGCTCTCTTAAAGCTCCGCTCCTTGGAAGCTCTTGATTGTCCAGATGTCCTGCTGGAAACTTTAGCTTTCCGTTCGGAAGCTCTCCCATGATCGCTTTTCCAGAATCATCTAAAGCTAGGACTACCACGCATCTTTTAGCCATTTGGTTTCTGCTTATGCTTATTCACGATTGAATCAATAACGTCTTGAGTAAAAATTTCGTGAATGCTTGGAGTTTTAACCCCTTTTCTTTCCCGTTCCAAATGGGCTATCGCCTGTTTTTTCTGTCTTATAGGCATTTTATACCACTGTTGCTGGCTATATGGAAGTTTTGGCTCGGGTTTTTTTTCGTTCTTAGAAAACTTTTGCTTAAGTCTTTGCTTAGCTTCGTCTGGACGACCTTGCGCCCTTAGATTGATTAGAGCGTTGCTACTAAGAGATGGCTGCCATCCTTTTTCGGGACTGAAGTTAACGATACCTTGATCGATATCTTCCATCCTTTGCTTGTTTTCTGGAGATAGGTTTGATCCCATTCCGATACGATCATAGATCTGTCCAGAGGGATCGGTTTCGCGCCTAGCGTATTTTCTTCCAGTGTCTAGTGAAACTCTTTCTGGCGACTGTTCGGTCATGAGCTGTGAGCTTTTACCTCGCGTAGGATCGGTGTGTTGAGGACGACCAAATTGAGGTAAGCCAGCCCTACGACGTAATCGCTCTTCGGCGGCCATTGGTTGAATTTCAAGTTCGGTCTGTTTTGCAGATCCTCCATACTGTCTTCCAACAATCTTTGATCCTTCATCCATATCGTGCTGGATATCGCCGATACCAAGCCCTGCTGGAGCTATGTCTAGATGCCCCATTTCATGAGCTTTGGCTCCAATATGTCTCTGAGTTTCAATCCCGTCTTTGAATCCTCTCCAGTCTGGCTTAGGGTTTGACTTTTGATCTTTCAATCTGATCTGATCGAAATCTTTTTTAGACGACACGTTCGTATTTGCTAATTCGTAGTCAGGATGATTTGCCACTTCATCTAAAGTTAAAGGAGCTTCGCCCTTTTTAGACCGCATTCTGTTGATCTGTTTTAGAGTGTACTGAAATTTTCCTTGAGATCCCACTAGAGGGAGACCGTATCTTTTTTGCGCTAGGCGGTTTAAAGCTTCCGTCTGGGCTTGAAAATAAGGCTTTGTGGTTTTTTTGTCGGGGCTTGGCTCCCCAGAATCTCCAAAAATTCTTTTGCGCTGTTCGCGAACATTCCACGACGCTTTCTCTAAATTTTCTTTTTTACCCAAGTTCGCTTTTTGTGCGTTTGGATGCTCTGGTGTATTTTTATTCGGAACCCCGCGCCATTGCCAAAATCCAGCTCCGTCTTCAAGCTGATATGGGCTAGGGTGCATAAATTTTCCTACTTGGTCTTCTATCAAATCGTATCCTGCTGTTGCTAGACCTTTGCTTCTGTGCTTGGCAGTAGTGTCAATATCCTCTCCGACAAGTTTTCCGTTATGGTTATCATGAGCTACATAGGATCCTACGCATTCGCCAGTTTTGTCATAGGCAAGGACTTGATGTACTGTGGTATCGGGGAAAGTAGGATGAGGGTGCGAAGAATGTTTTAGATAGTATCCTTCTTTTTGCCAGTCACTCTGTTGCCAATCGTTCTGGTCTTTAGATAGGGATTCTTTTTCAGAACTTTTACCTAAATCTGGTTTCGGCATTCTTTGTAGGTCTGATAAAACTTTTTTATGTGAACCGATAGCGACATTGCGAGCGATCTTAGCTTGGTGTTCGATATTTTTGTTTGGTATGTGGCTGCTTCGATTTGCCAATTTTACTTGGCTATTGTAATCGTTACGGTCTTGTACAGAGTTTCGGTAAACATCGCCAGCCGAAGACCGACCGCTTGTTGATGGTCGATTCTTACGAGGAGTGTTGACTCCTTTTACATGGGTGTTCCTGTCGTCGGCTTTGGCAAGAGACGCCAACTGCTCCATAGCATCCTCAGCCTTGTTCATAATTCGGCTGTAAAGAGCTTTCGAGACTCCTTCTTTATCTTTTTCGCTTGCTTTTACTCTACGACTGATAAAATTTTTAATGCGACCGTACAGCTTCCCATCCATTTGCTCAGAAGCCAAAGACGCTCCCCCTGTTAAACTTGACGGAGCCGCGTTTGATCCGCCAGCCGTCAAAGTCTTAAATAAATTATAGGTTTCTGGTTCCGATTTCAAAAACTCAAGTGGATCCTCTTCTGATTTGTCCGCCTCTGGAATGTACAGCTCGGCAACGCAAGTTTTATTGCATGGCTTTTTTGTAATGGTTAAATCGCGAGCAACCGAGGCTACAATTTCAGAACCCTTTTTTTCCAAGGTTTGACCCTCTACACTGAAGCCGTACACATATTCGTGCTTTTCATCTTTCGTGCTTTTTTTAAAATCGTGTTTAAAAGTTGCGGCAATGGCTTTAGCTGCTTCGTGTTCACCTTCGGAGTCAAAAAGCTCTCCAATTACATATACATAGGGAGATTTTGCAACAGCCCAAAATTTCTTCTGAGCGTCGTTCGAACACTCTTCTGGGGTCATTATCTTCTTTGCATAGATAATCTTTCCCACGTTTTGCTGGGGAAGCTTGCTTTCGTGCTCAAAATTAAGCGTCCCCTTGCCTTGACGATACGAAGAGATGTCTAGGTTGGCAATATCAATACGTTCGCCAGAAGAATCTAGAACTTGAGAGGATGCAATGCCGTGAATAAGAGTTGGTGTAGCCATCTCTCATAAGATTATCATTATCGCGATCCTCTTAAGTTCTTGTTATCCTTAGTCTTCTCTGTTGGGTTTTTTATTGTAAGTATTTGTAATCATTGGTTTTTGATGAAGAATAGGAATACTTTCAGTATAACCAAAGGCAAAACTTTGTTTTGCTTACATTTTTCTTAAAGGAGATCAAGAAAATGATTATCAATACCGCAAAAGCGGATGCAATCGTTCGCGCTCTTCAAGACAATCTAGAAATTCGTCTTGCAGGCTCTAGCACGATTGACACCGTTCGAGCAGCTCGGGATTCTAACGGATACCCTTGTTTGTTCTTATCAGATGCTGGAAACGAAGCTGCTGGACAACCAGTTATCTTCATTCGTGTTAAACAAGTAGACGCAGGCTCAAAAGATGTTTTCAATAACGCTTTGATGGCTTACGCTCCTCACCAAATGGATATCGCTTACGAATTAACCGCAGGTGGCAAACCAACTCCAAGTGAATTGGATGTGTGGAAAGCTACTTTCGAAGGTTTTAACTTCGGAACTTTAATCAACCAAATCCAGATTGCTAACACAGTTGCTGTTACTATTGCAAACGTAGATGCTGCTACTCCAGCTCAACAATTGGAATGGTTACGTTGGCCAACTAAAGAAGTTTAATTTTAATTTTAAACTCAAAGGAGCAAAAGATGGACTACTACGAAAAACTAATCGACGAATTGGAAGCAGAGCTTCGCAAGTCTATTGGTGAAACTCCATCTTTGGCAAAGTCTGAAGACGAATCTGAAGAAGTTGTTGCTGAAGAAGCATCAGAAGATAAAGAAGAGTCTAAAGACGGTTCAGAGGAAGATAAAGACTACTCTGAAGAAGATCTGGAAGAGCTTGAAAAGATGTATGACTCGATGAAACAAGGCGAGCACAAACATCACTTAAAAGCCCTAAAGAAAGCTATGACTAAATGCTGGAAAGCAGAAGACATGGATTCTTGCTGGTCTGAACAAGACGCCAAAGAAGAAGACAAAAAAGAAGAAAAAGAAGAAGACAAAAAAGAAGAAATGGAAAAGTGTGGCGATGTCATGGCTAAGTCCGAATCTTCTAATGTTGAGTTGTTGAAGAAAGAAAACGAAGACCTAAAGAAAAATCTTGAAGGTTTAGTTTCTGCAATGACTACGTTTGTAGCTAAAGCGCCTGCTCGTAAGGCGATTACTGACGTTTCTTTAATCAAAAAGTCTGAAGTAGAGAGCACTAAAAATCTTTCGAAATCGGAAATCACAAAGATCCTGACTAAGAAGGCTCAGGATCCATCATTGTCTAAAACAGACCGTGATGCAATCAATGCTTTCTATTTCAATCAAGCAGGGCTTGACGCAATCAAGCACCTATTGAGTTAAACCAAAGGAGCCCAATAAAATGGATCAAAATATCCAAACCCTAATGAAAGCTCTGGAGGCAGGAAGCTACAATGCTGCTCCTAGCACACTTGCTCAAGGTGCGGCATTGCAGACTGAAGACCTGTCGCCAGTTATGCAAAACGTAACATTCCAAGATAAGCATATTCAAATGCAGAAAACTTTGAGTGTTAAAGACGCTAAGTCTACTCTAGTTCAGTTCAACCGTCAGTTGTCTTATGGCATCTTCGGTGGATCTGCTCAGATGGAAGGCGGCGTCGGCGAAGAAGATACGTCTGATTTCGTGCGAGCAGTTGTGCCTATGGCATACTACTCTACAATCCGCCGTGTCACTCTTGCCGCTAACTATGTATCAGCATTCGACGGTATCAAAGCCGAAGACCGTGCTGGTGATGACGGCGCGAAGAAACTTGCTGGAGACGTTGAATTTGATATTTATCAAGGTCAATCTAGTTTCTCTAACGCAGGTATTTTCGACGGTAACCCACTAGCTGTTGCTCGTATGCCGAATATGGTTGGTCTTGACCAACAAATTCGTCAATCTGATTCAGATGCTAACACTCAAGATCAAATGTTCTCTGAGTTCGGTTCTGATCAGTCAGTTGTATTGCCAGTTGATGGCGATTTAACCCAGTCAGTAATTGAAGACGCTTCAGTGCGCTCTGCAATGAACATGGGTGCTGCTGATGAGTTACATTTAGACCCAATCTCTGCTGCTCAATACAACAAGATCTCTCACGCTAAAGAGCGTATCGTTCTTGCTGGTTCAGCTCAAGAGGCAACTGGTGCTAACTTGAAAGCTCAGTGGACTTCTTCAGGCCCTGTTTCCATGAAGGTATCTCGATTCCTTTCTGGTAAGACTCAGCCTGCTCGTTCACGCGCTGGTTCACCTGCTGCCCCTGCTGCTCCAACTCCTGCTGCTCTAGTAGGTGCTGGATCTAAGTTAGTAGCTGGAACTTACACTTACTACATCACGTCTGCAAACATTCGTGGTGAGTCTGCTCGTTCAGCTTCTGCTTCTCAAGCAATCGTTACCGACGGTGACGGCATCAGCTTGACTATCACTGCGGTATCTGGCGCATTGTACTACAATGTGTACCGATCTGCTGTAGGTGGTTCTGCTGCTTCTGCTAAGTTCATCGGACGTATCAAACAAGGTGCAGGTAACCCTGTGTTCATCGATCTAGGAAATAAAACTCCTGGTTTCACGAACGCATACTTGCTAGAAAAAGATACTGCTGCGTTGTATCAATTAGCTCCTTTCAGCGAACTTAAGCTCGCTGTTTCCGATTTATCACTCCCGCGTGCGATATTTCGGTTCGTCTCTCTGGCTGTTTTTCAACCAAGGAAAGATGTTGTACTTGATAATTGCAACGGCCAAATTAGCTAATAAAAACAATTAGTTAAGCCATTTTTTAAAACCCCTTAGATGCTTTCTAAGGGGTTTTTTATTGCCCAAAATAAACTCTCATTACTAGATTTTTATCTTCTTAAAGAGATCTGGGTGTGATATACTGTATGTATGCCGAATAAAAAAAAGATTGTTGGAGAGCTTGAAGAAACTGTTTTGAAACTTTTAAGGGAGGGGTACAATCCCTATTCTATATCTCATAAAGTTGGAGGGGTTGTCACAAAAGAGACTATCAAAAAATTTGCCAAAGAAAAAGGTATCTCCATTCGCCCCAGATATAATCCAGAAAAAGACACCCAGTTTGAGCAAGACGAGTTCGTTTCTTTTATAAGAAAAGGGTTGACTCTAACAGAGGCCAGAAAAAAAGCTGGGGTTCACTCTGCGGTTGCTCACAAATTGGTTGACTCTCATGGCCTTAGAAGTTTAGTTAGAACAAGGGCTCAGGCCGCTTTGGACAAGACCTTACCTATAGAAGAAGCTCAAAAGAGAGTTCCCGAAGGCGAAGGGGTTGTTCTAGGTTTTGAGAACGGAAAATACCGAATCCAGTGCTCAGACGGTTTTATTTATTTTAAATCTTCAGCCAAGCTATATCAAGGTGACCCTAGAGTGAGGGGGTCTATCCCTTGGACTATGGAGCGGCTAAACAAACTCTTATCAGACAAAGGGTACGAATATGTAGATGGGTTTAGAAGCGCAAGGGTTTCTTTCAGAGCTAGACATCTAGTTTGTGGAACTATTAGAGAGACGGATTTGAAATGTTACGAAAAATATGGATGTCTTCAGTGTAACAATACAGGTATATCTAAGGCTGAAACGGAGCTTAAAGACTGGATAGAATCCCTTGGGTTTAAGACCATAAAAAGAAAACTTGATGGGAATAAAACCAAGCATAAGAATATCGACATCTATATTCCAAGTCTCGGACTTAATATCGAGTATAACGGGCTTTTTTTCCACTCGGAAGCCAAAGCCTACTCCGAGCTGTATTATAAATACAAGCACTCCTCTGTATCTTGGGATGACCTTTTGAAGTTCGAATCAAGGGTAGGAAATGTAAGGAAGTTCCCGTTTGAAAAGATGGATAAAATCAATAAAATGGGAGAGAGGCTGATCACTGTTTTTGAAAACGAGTGGGTTGATAGGAACTACCAAGTAAAAGGGTTTTTAAAATCTATACTAGGGGTTTCGGACAGAAAGGTTTACGCCAGAGATTGCAAGGTAGTCCAGATAGGCCGAGATATCGGCAGTAGCTTCATTACAGAGAACCACATCCAAAAAGATTCCAAAAAAGCTTTGGTTTACTACGGTCTTTATTTGGAACAGGAGCTTCTTGGGGTTATGGAGGGTGGATCCCACCACCGTGGAGACCGATCGGGTATCGTTCTTAGCAGGCTTTGCTTTAAGAGTGGGGTTCAAGTGGTTGGCGGAGCCTCCAAGCTCCTTCACCACCTTATACGGTTCGCTAAAGAGCAAGGTTACTCCAAAATAGTGTCGTGGTCAGATAATAGATGGTCTCAAGGAAACGTGTATCAAAAACTCGGATTCTTGTTAGAAGAAGATCTTCCTCCTGATTATAGCTATTATAAAAACGGATCGCTATATTCAAAACAAAGTAAGAAGAAAAACCCCGAAAGAGATGAGATGTCTAAGACCGAATACGAACTTAGGCTCGCGGAGGGTTTTTATCGAATCTACGATTGCGGTAAAAAAAGATGGGTTCTCCCCTTGACCCCAACCCATAACCCTGATACATTAAAAACATGAAAACAACTATTTTAATTAATACATACTTGGCCTTGATCATCATCGGAACTTTCTACCTAACGGCGGAAGTCCTAAAAGACACCCTTTTCTTCTTAAGTCTTCACTAGATAGCAAGGATAGCAATCCTTTTGAGGTAACATCGTCTGTGGTCAATTAAGATTACAGTATTATCTTAGGAGGTAATTCATGTTAAGCCAAGAAGCAAGAGACTATTTAGTAGTAGCCGTAGCAAATAAACGAATCGGAACTGAAATTGCAAACGCAATTGACGTAGCCGTAATCCCAGAGGCAGCTACTGTTGCCGCTATCACGATCGGCACCATTACTGGTGTTGACGGAACTGGCGATAACGCAGCTGACGTTGTTGAAACTCAAGCTGAGCTAGACGCAATCGGAGTTAAAATCAACGCGATTTTGACCGCACTTAAAAACGCAAATTTAATGGCTGTTTAATAAGCTATTAGTTTTTTAAAAAAATAAACTGACCCTGTGGACTGTTTTCCGCAGGGTCTTTTTTTGCGCAAAATCTACAAAGGTCTGTTTAAAAGCTTTAAAACGGTTTCTTCCACCTTGGATTTTAATTCGTCCAAAGTGCCTTTATTTTCTATGGTAAAGTCTTTCGTGGTGGAGTCTAAGTCTCGTTCAGATGGATCCGATGATTTTGGCGGTTCTCGATTGATTCTGCCGAAGAAGAACCTGATCTGATTTGCAAAACAAAAAGTCTTTATTTGCTCCAACTCTGAGCGGTATCTCATATCGGTTAGTACGAAATCTCCGTCAGTGTTCTGAATCTTTTCTAAGACCTTGTTAACCCAATGGCTTGCTGATACGGATCGTTTTACAGAGCCTTCCAAGATAAGAAGCGATCTTGGAGTGTGGTACAGGTCACCGTCTAGATATCGCGGGCGACTGACGTACATCTGAGTTCCTTGGAGCGTTCTGTATTCGGTTGCAAAATACTTGTTTAGATACTCCGAGGTTTCATCTTGTGGCCTAACTGGGTATTGCGGCAGCGCCGTTTCTTTCTTTTCAGGGTCGTCCATCCACTCTCTAGGTATACTATAGGCTTTGGCCGTATCGTCTTTTAACGCGTCGGCAAAAGCTACCCTTTGGTAACCCATTTCTTTTAAAATTTTGGCGGTTTCGTCTTTGCCGCTTCCTTTGTATCCGATCAAAGCAATTAGTTTTTTCATGGTAAACCTCTTGTTTTTAATATATCACATATTCAGTCGATAATGATAATCTTATACTTAAGGAGCCACCCATGCGCTTAGGAATCAGGGTAATTACGAACTACCAAAACATCAACAGCTTTACTTTTGCTCAGGAATGGCTAATCCGTTCTGGCGATACAAAAACCCTTTATTTTCAATTAGTTGACCTAGATACTCCAGATCAAATTCGCTATATGCTTCCCTCTGGATCCTCCGTAACCGTCTACTTTCCGTCTGTTGGAGCCGACTCTCTTGAAAAAATTGCAGTTCAGGCTGACGTCCTTGATTCTTCTATCTGGGGCGTATCTATTATCGATACCGACCAGCTAAGCTCAGGATCGGTCTATTTTGACGTTGTGATCAATGGGGTGTCCAATGAGTTCGCCGTATCTCAGGTGCTTAATATCGAGCTTAACGGCGCTAATGGGGCTAACTGGGGAGGCTGCTAATGGCTTTACCGGGTAAAGGGTTTACCATAACCGATCAGGACACAGGTGCGGTAACTGATGTCAACGCCTATCCAGTCCATTCCGTTAATACTTCTGGGTTACTTAAAAGAGTTGAGGCGGTTCTAACCCCAGCTCAATTACGCTCGCGTTTTTTAAAAGGTTTCGAACCGATCTTTCGTCAGTTTGGGATCGAGTATACCGATGCCGAGTTAAAAGACCGTATCAACCTTGCTATCAATGAAATCGAGCTAGAGCTTAAGACCGTAATTTTTCCTGAACCTTTTGCCAACAAATTACCTTTTGACGCAAGTCAGTGGCAAAGTTGGAACTACATGAGGATTGAGAACAAGCCCGTTCAAACCATTTCAAGCCTGTCGATCGTCGGATCTGACGGGATTTCGATCTATAAGATACCAGCGGCATGGATTGAGACCTCTGGTCTTTGGGCTGGGATGCTGTGGGTCATCCCTTTACTTTCAGCGTATCAAGGAGTCGTTTCTTCCGCTGGAGGGACAACTACTGGGGGCTTAGCTTTTCTAGCGTCGGTTCGTGGCGGATTGGGCTTTGTTCCTGCATACTGGCTAGTCGAGGGAATTTATGGAATTTCAAAGCAAGCTGGTCAGGTTCCTATCGTGGTCAATACTTTGATCGGTATTTTTGCAACTATGGATATCCTATCAGGATTAGGAGCTTTAAATATCTACAACTCAGTAAGTCTTTCACAAGACGGAATAGGACAGAGCAAGAGTACGGCGGGCGTTCAAATTTTCGTACAGCGTTTACAGGACTTAGAATTTAGAAAACAAACTATCTTAAAGCAGTTGCAGCAAGAGTTTGCTACCAAAATGTTTATCGGGACGATATAAGAATGAGTATTTGGAATGAGGACTCGGTTCTTAACGAGTCTAAAAAATACGCCAATAAGTATCAGTGGATGAGAAAGTCTTCGGGCTCATTTAAGGCTGCGAAAAGGCTTGGGGTTTTTGATCAGGCTTGCTCTCATATGCCATCCAACGCCTCTAAAAAATATTCGGATGACGATCTGATAGAAATTTCTAAAAACTACCTAAATAAGCAGCACTGGAGAGAGAGCGATCCCAAATCTTATAGAGCCGCCTCCCGTCAAGGAATGCTTAAGAGCCTAAAGATCCCTAGTTTTGCTAGAACTTGGGAAACTGAAGAGTTAGCTCTTGAGGCTCTAAAATACAAGACGAGAACGGAATGGGCGAAAGGGAACAATTCAAGCTATCAGTCCGCTATGAAAAAAGGCTTACTGGATTCCCTCTGTCAGCATATGCCTAAACACTGTGGAAATATCTGGTCTAAGGAATCTTGCGCTAAACAAGCCCTTCTTTTTAATACGGCGACGGAATGGCAGAAGAACGACCCTAAGAGCTACGCTGCCGCCTCCCGAAACGGGTGGCTAGAAGAGTGCAGCTCCCACCTGAAACCTTTGAAAGAAAAATGGAGTAAGCAAAAGTGCCTTTCGTTCTCCGCAGGCTTCACCTCTAGAATTGACTGGCAGAATGGCCATACTAACTCTTACACTGCCGCCATCAGAAACGGATGGCTAGACGAGTGCTGCGTTCATATGCCTGCGCTGTGGAGTCCACGATGGGATAAGAAGGCTTGCATAAAAGATGCGTCCCTATATCCTACCATTTCGGACTGGCAAGAAAATAGCCCTAGTTCTGTCCAGTCGGCTAGACGAAACGGGTGGATGAAAGAGTGTTGTGGCCATATGAAAAGAGATGGAAATCACTCTAGACCAGAAAAAGCCTTATTCGAGATAATTAAAAGGGTGTTTCCAGACGCAAGAAAACTAATGCTATCTAATAAAAACCCAGATTTCGTTGGGAAAAGGTTTGAGTTGGATATCTATATCCCAAGTCTTCAGAAGGGGATCGAATTCAACGGAGACTACTGGCACAGCCTTCCCGCTCTAGAAAGGAAGTTAAAAAGAAAGGGAGGTGTGTGGAGTTCTAAGACTATTTCTCTCTACCACCAACTAAAAGAGTCTTTCTTCAATTCTTTTGGAATCGGAGTGATCTTCATCCAAGAAAAGAACTGGACAGAGGATCAGGAGTCGTGTATAAAAAAGATAATGGAGTTCTTATCGTGAAACATCTTTTAGACCATCCGCACTACATATTTTCAGTTGAAAATCCGCAAGTGAAGACCGACAGTCCAAAGATCACTCATGAGGACGCTATTAAAAGCCTTTCTAATCATGGCGATAGCAATGTCTATCCCGTCGTGGGAGTTTGGGGCGGAAATCGGGAAAACTCTATCTTGGTCTCCAAACCAACCGACAAGCAAAAACAGATGATCAGAGATCTTTCCGTTTCTCAAGGTCAGGAGTGTCATATTGAAAGCGATGGGCAAAACCATCTTTTACGATATCATCCAGAACTTGGTGGGGTAGTCACGCATTCTACTGGAACCGACGTTCTCCCTTCTGACCATCCAGATAGTTTCACACAGCTACCAGATGGGACTAAGTTTAGACATAATCTTTTGTTTAAATCTGAGATGCAGAACGATCTTGAGAAATCCGTCCGCTCCCCAAAACGCGGAATGACCTTGAAGCAGCTATCGAACGTCAAGGATTCTAACTGGTACAATGCCGACACGGGAATGGAGCTTGCTCCAGATGAGGCTGAAGCTCACTACCACGACTTACTAAACAACTACTCCGATAAAAAAGTAAAGAAGTGGACGGCCAAGCCCAAAGCGCCAAAGCCTACCCAAAACCCAGAAGATTTTTTTGGCATTCTACCTGAAGTCTCCAAATCTCAACCATTACAAAAAACTCCTTTGATTGGGGATTACAAAGACGCTATATCTGACGAGGCTCCTAAAAAAATTAAAAACATAAAGCAATTGGTTGCCCGTGGCGATCGCGTAGATTCGACTCCATACGAAGGCTACTCTGCTCATACTGTTGGTAATAGTGATTTTTGGAACAACGGCGATAATGCTTACGGCTTTCACTTTTTAACTGACAATAATAATAAAGACGGGAATCCAATCGCTTATGCTCAAGTGTCTAGCGGTGACGCCCCAGATATTGAAGACGGGATTAAAGGTATCTATGTTAATCATGCCTACGTCCATCCCGACCATCGTGGGAAAAATCTACACGCAAAACTTGTATCTCATGCTGCAAATCATCACGGAACTATTTATTCAGATACGTCTCTTAGCCCCGAAGCGAACGCCTCTTATTTAAAACTAAAAGATATGGGGCACAACGTAGATCTTGCTCCAACGACAGCGACTTCCGATCTACAAAACGACGACCGCGTAAACGGACTCCCTACGGATACTACAGACTACTCTGAGGCAGCGGGTTCTCAACATAAAGTTTCTGGGCTTAAGAAAGGCTCGCTTCAACAGAGGTTTCCTTTTAACCCAAAAAGCTACGCTAAAAATCCTGAAAACTTAGATAACATGGATCGCGTTTTTGCTTGGCAGGGTTACGGAGATAAGCCCGAAAAACACAGGCGAGCTATTACCCCTATGGAGGGTAATGCTAGAATGAGGGCTTTGCATAAATTATCGGCAGTAACGCCAGTGCGTCGAGCTAAAGATGGGGGCAGGGAATTTTTATTGCATCGCGGATTCAAAGGCGCTCGACTATTACCAGATATGCCTAAAGGTACGAGCTATGACACTCACGTTGCTCACGACACCAGAAGTAGCTGGACTCCGCACTACGAGGTGGCTAGACGTTTTGGATACGACACCAATTCTCAAAAATCCTATACCGACTCTGCTTGGATTCATGAGAACGATATAACCTCTTCAATTAACCAATTTGGTAATCCAGCCGCTTATATCGGCGGAGCGTCTGAGGCTTTCAAAGATAAGGCTTTCGACAAGTTTCCAAATAAATTCAAACAAGGCCACAATCCTTTAAATACTGAGCATGAAATTATTGTCGAGCCCCATGTTTCTGAAAGAGCTTCATTTGAGCCAAAGGATTTTACAGACGTAAACTCAAATCTTGATTCCCGTATCACTCAACGCGGCCAAAAGGGCTACGCTCATTTTCAAGCGCCCAAAGCGGTTTTGAGTCAAAGAAGACTAATGGACAAGTCCGAATTAAAGAAAGCTCGCCCCAAAAACATCGCAATTAAAGATTTAGTTCGCGACACATTCGGGGACGCGGGCGCTCATCAAACATTTTTTTATAATGAAAATCCAAAGATCAGCACTAAACCCATTGCAGTTGCTCACAATAAAAATACAGGCAAGTTGCATTTGGTAGATGGTTACCATCGCGTACTTGCGGCTGAGAAACGTGGTGATACTCACATAAAAGCTCATGTCCATCCAGATGCGGGAAAAATGGAGTACAGCAAAGAAGGCTACGGGACTTATCGTCAAAAACCTATTAAAAAAAACTTAAACAAAAAAGACCGTTGCTGGACTGGATACAAGCCAGTTGCTGGTAAGAAGCCTTACTCCAAAGGTTCTTGCGCTCATATCCAAAAATCCGAACCGCTTGAGAAAGCCCTGTCCGTAAACCCACACCTTCAAAACGCAGCCCTCTCCTACACAGCTCAAAAGGGTATCGGTTATAAATTTGATCCAACTCCCGTGAAAGTTGATCCTGTCCATGCAGCTAAAGTTGCTGACTGGTATCACTCCGCCAAGCACGATCCCTCTCACCCAGAGGTAAAATCCGCCTACAACGCTTTGATTGGTGAGACTGCTGACCAGTTCAAACACCTTCAGTCTCAAGGCTATAAATTCACACCGATGAGAGCGGGTCAGGAAAATCCATACCCGACCCATAAGCATATGCTTCATGACGTTCATAGTAATAAGCATTTATTCTATTATCCGACAGAACAAGGATACGGATCGGACGAACAAGGTAAAGACCACCCCATGCTTCAAAAAGTGAAAGTTAATGGACAGGACATGATTGCAAACGATCTGTTTCGTGTCGTTCACGATGTTTTTGGACACGCACTTTACGGAAATAGTTTTGGCGCAAACGGCGAGCAAAAAGCTTACGAAACACATAAGGGCATCTACTCGCCTTTAGCTCAAAAGGCTTTGGCTGCGGAAACAAAAGGCCAGAACAGTTTTGTAAACTACCATCCCAGCGTTGCCGAACACAACCGTAAGAATCCTTCTCAAACAATCTACGCAGAACAGAAGGCTACTATCGCTCCAGACTGGGTTATTCACGGAGAAAAGACGGTAGAGAAAAAAGAGACTCCTGAAAAGCTTGAAAAAACCAAAATAACCCCCTATCAAAGAAACGACCTTGAAACAGGTCGGGAGGGTTTTGCTGTTTATAAGATTCATCCTCAAGAATTCCTGAACCTTACCGCTAACGAAAGTTTCAAGCCTACAATTCACAGCCAAGCTCGTCCCCATGATTTTTATGAAAATCTAAAAGCTAAAGACGAGGTTGGCGCACCCTATCTTGCCACCGATCCCGACGGAAACATTCTCGGGCACGAAGGACGCCATCGAGCGGCAGCCGCTTTGAAAGCTGGTCACGACTCTATGGATATCGGCTTAGTGGCCTCTTCAAGCGAATACCCTGTGGAGAAATACGGCTGGAGATGGAAACGCCGCATTCCGATACCTCAAAAATTGATTGCGCAGAAGTTTGGCCTACCCGACGATCCAACTCACGAACACGTTGTCGACCACACTAAAATTGAACATATTGAGCCAATGTACGGTGACCAGTTTAATAAGGCTGAATCACTAATCGGCGGCAAGGGCGATAAATCAAAAAAACTTCAGAAATCGCCGATGATTTTAGATACGGGCGGATCCGACTGGGCTATCAACAGGCTTCAAGACGCAGACTCGGCGATTGACTACGGTCAAGTTCTTTCTTCTAATCAAATAGGTGTCAATCTTTTTCACCACCATGTTAAAGAAGGTGATGTTCACCATCATATCCTCACTGAAAATAAAGACCCGACTCTTGGGGGCGCTATAGCTATGCTAAGCGGCCATCCAAAAAAAAATAAGCATCTACAGATAAGCACTTCGGCAGTTGATCCTGATTTACAGGGAAAAGGCTATGGAAAACAACTGTATAGTATAGCTGCCAAAATCCATGGCGGTATAGAGTCCGACCGTAATATAACGGAAGAGGCTCACAATCTTTATCAGGGTTTTTCTAAAAACCCTGATTTTACAACTAAGCTTGGTTTGACTCAATACGATCTAGCTGGGAAAAACAGTCCTTACAAGTACCAAAAAGAAGCTTTGAGATACCGTCATGTAGTGAAGCCCAATAAAAAATCTGAATCACTAATCGGCGGTAAGGGCGATAAATCAAAAACTTCAGATTTTGATCCAAAGCAGGTTGCAATGGGTCGTAAAGTTGAAATGGAACACACCGACAACCCTAAAGTGGCGGAAGAAATCTTAAGAGATCACCTTAAAGAAAACCCACGTTACTATTCCAAGCTTAAACAGATTGGACTAGCTGACGAGCTTAAAAAAAGCAAGACAATACCTTTTCACGAAGTTGCAAACCACGTTGACGATCTTCACTTTGAGGGTGCTAATAGGGGCAACCCAGAGATAGATACCGATGACGAGGGTAACCCAGATTTATTTGGAATCCATAAACATCCTAGTTACGAATTGAAGTCCGTTCCGATCGAGTCAATTCAGCATGGGGATCCTTCATTTCCTTCGGCAGTAGCGAAATACGCTCAAAAAGCAAAAGAAGGAAGTCCTTTTCCTCCCGTTTTACTGAATCAATACGGGGAAGCTCTTGATGGATGGCATAGAATTGCCGCAGCAAAACAGATTGGGCATACGCACATACCAGCGTATATACCCGCTATTAGCAAATCGGATAGTTTCAAAAAATCTGAAAATAAATCCGCCGAAGAAACGGTAAAATTATACCATCTAACAGACAATCCTAAATTCAAACTCAATTCAAATTTTGCTCCACAAGATAACTCAATCGCGATAAATGATCGCTCAGGTCAGAAAGGAATCTATTTAGCAAAAGATCCAGAGACGTGGGTTAACGGTCATGGATACGCTAGACCGTTTCTTGCTGAATTTCACGTTCCTAAATCAACCCTTAATCACAAAGACGTTGGCGGCAGATGGGGTGGCGAAAAGTTTATCCCTAGTCATCTTCACGATCAGATCAAGCTACACCGAGTGATTCCTCTGGATGCTCATGCTAGGGAGCAGTACGGATCTCATGGCTGGGTCGAAGGTGCAGCAGGAAAAGAGTTTGACACTGGCAATCCTGTAGATAGAAATAATCGAGCTGCTTTTAAAGGCTATACATATTCGGGGAAAGACGTTCGAGATATGTCGCCAGATGAAGCGGGATCTCTTAAACAGCATTTTAAACAAGCTCAAAAAACGGGAAATCTTGGCAAATCCGAACTTGAGAAAGCTCAGCCCGTAGATTGGAAACAATACGGTATCATGCACGATACAGATAAATACGGAATCCATCATATTAACATCCACACCAAGCACTCAACCAATACACCACAGCACATCGCAGAGTTTCAGTTTGTAGATGATCATCCAGCCAATCCCAGTCAGTTAACACCTATGCTGTCCGAAGTCCATCCAGATCACAGACGAAAAGGTCTCGCTTCTGCCGCCTACCAGTACGCAGAACAAGTATTCGGAAAAAAGATCGCAAGAAGCCCTTCCCAAACTTTTGAAGCAAAAAAGATGTGGTCTCAGCCAGATCGCCCTTTTGGCAAATCCCTTGAAAAAGGACAGAGCGGCGATTGGCAAAAGGAAGGGTATACAATTCATCACCAAAAAGATGGCAATGGACTTCATATTGAAGCTAAACGTGGTACCCAAGTGGTTGGAAGAATGTCAGTCGGCCCTTCAGCGGCTGAACCTGGTACATTATTCCCTGTCATGGTTAATGTAGAAAAAGATCACCAAAGAAAAGGACTTGCTAATGCCATGTATGGACGAGCGGAAAAAATCCTTAGATCTAAATTTAAAAGAGGCTCGTATCAATCTCCAGAAGCCAAGGCACTGTGGGCTCAACCCAACCGTCCTTTTGACAAATCCGAACTTCAAAAAATGTCTCAGCCACGTTTAACCTTTCCAGCTTTCAAATCTCCAACAAGACCAGATCAGGAAGTTCAGCCAGTTGAGAACGAACGCCAGAAAAAAGTATTTGGCGCTAAAATTGCAAATTATCTCAGGCCAGATACAGTCGGGAAATACAATTCTTACGAACAGCAACCTGACGGAAGCATGAAGTTTCTGAGCAGTAAGCCTCAAAAAATTTCCTATCAGTCTATGCGCGACAATGACGCCACTTATTATTCAAATAAAATTGGTCGTGGTAACTTGGGTATAAACGTGCCTGTCACTCCTCTGAATCAGGGCGATCAAAAACGGGATAGGAAATCTTTCCAAGCTGCCGTAGCAGGAAAGCTTCGCTCTAAATACGAACCTCGTAACGACGACCAAAAAGAAAGAGAGGCAAAGTGGCTAAAAGAGTACAACCAAATTGTAGTCGATCACAACAATCGTTATACCGAGTGGCGCAATAAAGGCATGGCTCTTAAGAACCCAAGTCCTCAAGAGTGGGCGGAGCATATGGTATCAAAACCACCAAAGCCAAAACTTCCAAGAAAGCCTTCGGTCAAAGCTTTGGATACTACCAAACTAGGTTCTAAAGAACAGGTAGGTCGAGGAAAAGCCTATGACTCGGCAATTGAGCACGAAGCTTTTCACGGAACCGTCGACAACTTAGAAAACAAAGCTGGCGCTAATACCGCTCGCAAAGCTATCGTAGAACTGTCGAAGCCTTTTAAAGATGCTGGCGTCCACGATCTTTTGTCATCTTTTGTTGAGGAAGGTATGGGGTACAAAAGAAACTCCCCTAGTTTTGATGAAGAGGTTTTAGCTAACACTCGCGATATACTAACCGACCCTAGAAAAAGACAGCTTTTCCGAAGCTTTATACAGAATCACAGAAAACACAATCATTTACCTCCAGTTCAGCGAGATCGTATTTTTTGGGAAGCCGAGCCTAAAATTAAAGCGGCTTGGAAAAAAGCGCACCAAATAAGTCAACAATTTAAGCCCGAGAAAGAATAAAGCAATCTTCTATGTAGAAACCTATGGATACTGAATCTTCTAACCTTCATTTTCAAAAAATACTAAGTAATATCAAACACTTACTTGGGCTAAGTAATGTTGATGACTCTCAGATAGACCCAGAGACCATGAAGCAGATAGCTGAAGCGGCTAGGAATGTGGCTGCTGCAAGTTCGGATCTTCATGCCAAATATGGGGATGGACATGATATTACAATGTCTGAGAATTTGATGAGATCTGAAGCCCATAAAATAACTTTAAAAAAATCCACCAAAGATTATAAAAATATGCTTGGCGATATTACGCAGCATAAAGAAGTTTTTGAAACTGCTAAAAAAATGCCGAATTCAAACTGGGGTTCTTGGGCAATCCGAAATTACAAACAAGACCCCGAAAAGTTCAAAGAAGCAAAGCCGCATTTAGAGCATTACGCTGGTTCTCAGCATATTCCAGAAATAGCAAAGGTAAGGTTCGATAAAACTCACGACTTTGATTCTGGGTTAAACCAATTAAAAACTGCTGAAAAACAATATAACGATAGAATTAAAAACAATACAAATGTCTTGGTTCCATCGAAAAAAACTAAAAAAATCTTAGATGTCGGTAATGGACGTGCTTGGTATTCTCTTGGGAGGGGTTCGTGTGGAATTGAAGGTAAGGCTATGGGGCATTGTGGGAATGTTCCGTCCGAGCAAGAAAACCATGATATATTGAGCCTTAGAACTTCCCACAATATTGGTGGGATAGAGCATCATGAGCCTCATCTCACCTTTATTAATGACAAGAATTCCAATTTTATCGGAGAGATGAAAGGTAGGGGTAACGAAAAACCTGCCAAACATCATCACCAAGCAATCGCAAAACTTTTGGAACAGGGATATGTTCCGCACGGTGGCGGGTATTTACAAGAAAATAATTTTCATATTGATGATCTATCCCCTGAATTACAGCAAAGAGTTTTTAACAAGAATCCAAGTGCGTTTTTACATTCCGATGATTCTGAAAAACGAAACACTGCAATTGACAATGCTTTAAAAACTAATTCGATTCCTACATACGTTCGCCGACGTCTTGCCGAAAACCCCAATCTTGACCCAAAACACCACGGAATACTTGCCGCAGATGAGGACGGGTTCGTTCGCCTAGCCCTTGCCAAAAACCCCAATCTTGACCCAAAACACCACGGAAAGCTTGCCGCAGATGAGGACTGAGTCGTTCGCCTAGCCCTTGCCGAAAACCCAAATCTTGACCCAAAACA